AGATAGGATCATCCGGCAACTATGCCCAGATAGGATCATCCGGCAACTATGCCCAGATAGGATCATCCGGCGACTATGCCCAGATAGGATCATCCGGCGACGATGCCAAGATAGGATCATCCGGCGACGATGCCAAGATAGGATCATCCGGCAACTATGCCCAGATAGGATCATCCGGCGACGGTGCCAAGATTGACAGCACTGGCGAAGACTGTGTCATCATGTGCGCAGGTATTAACTCAGTAGCAAAAGCCTCAAAAGGATCATGGATAACACTATCCGAATGGTCTTATTCGGATAAAAAGCAAAGATATATCCCCGTTTGCGTAAAAACGGAATTTGTTGACGGGGAGAAGATAAAGGCGGATACATATTACAAATTAGATGGAGGGGTATTTAAAGAAATACAATAGCCCCAAGGCATTGCTTATCGGAGGATCGCATGAGAGACATCTACATCAAAGACCCCGACGGCGAACCGGAGTACGACGGGGAGGAAGACAACGAGGAATATGAGGAGAGCATGGAGGAGCTTAGGCTCCTATGTGATTCATATAATTGGTAACATCCCGCCCTTACGAGGTGCAACCCCGACCCAGACCGGCAACCGATATCCTAGACAAGTGGTAGGCCATGACGATATCATTGGCCCGGTGGAAAGGGACACGGTAGTGAGGGCAGGGCGGCCGATGGTCTTAGTCCGGGTTCGACTCCCGGAGGCTGACGAATTTAAATACACGATAACATGGACAAATCAGAAGAGATTGACAAATTAGCGATAGCGTTGGCCAAGTTTCAAGGATCGCTAGAGCAACCAAGCCTCAATTCCGAGGTCAAGGTAAGGACTAAAACGGGAGGAGAATACAAGTTTAAGTATGCGGACCTATCCGAATGCAAAAGGGCGGCAAAACAACCATTAGCAGACAACGAACTTTCTGTATGTCAGCTAATAGAGGATGATTACTCTATCCGGACCATACTGCTTCATTCTTCCGGCCAATGGATATCGTCCAAGGTAAGGATGCCATCCAATACGGCGGACGCTCAATCCATAGGATCGGCCATCACGTACGCCAAGAGATACGCCTTTTGTGCCATTCTTGGCATCGTGGCTGACGATGACGAGGACGCTAACATAGCGAGCGGTAATACCGCCCAAAAGGAGCAGCCTAAAGAGCAGCCTAAAAAAACGGCAAACTCCAGAGTAAAGAAAGAGCTTACGAGAGATCATCTAAACAATGAGAGCGCAATGAAATCCATATCGGAGTGGCTATACAATAAAGAGAAGATAGCCAAGGAGGCCAACCAACCATTCTCCGTAGAAAGCGTTATCAGCAATGCTTACATTATAGGAAAGGTAGAGATGGATTCTTTCGTAGAGATATACAACAACTATAAAATAAACAACAACCTGTCATGAGCAAAGAACTAGAGCTAAGCGGCAAGACCCCGCTAACGAAAAGCGATATCGAGGCTTTATCCATAGACCTTTTGAACCCGGTACTGGAAGGTGAGGTAGATCCCGTATCACACGTCGTCAAGTTAAAGGCGATGCAAGAGACCATCAAGAGGACGCTGGACGATGACCGGATGAAGGACGCTGTCCTTTCCGAGATCGAGAAATACGGGAAGGAGCGCTCTTGGAACGGGGCCACGGTCAAGATAAAGGAGACAGGCGTATCCTACGACCACTCCAATTGCAATGATCCGGTCTACGCTAGGCTGATCGAGGAAAGGCTGCTTCTCGATGCCAAGATAAAAGAACGGGAGGCGTTCCTGAAGACGGTGCCGGATAATACCACGGTCATTGATGACGAGACCGGAGAGATATACACGATCCATCCGGCGATACGGATGGCTAAGATGTCATATTCTATAACATTCAACAAAAAATAATCCACGCATGCCGTGGCTACGGGACGGTGGTTATCCCCGCCGTAGCGAATAACCGACCGCCCCGCTTATAAATCTAAAATTTAAAATCATAAACATTATGGCGAATTTATACGGCTCAATCTGCTTGAGCGACATACCGAAGGAGTTGATGAAAAAAGTAATGACGGCCAAGGGAGAGAAGATCTTCCTCAATATCTCGATCGGGGAGAAAAAAGAGCCTGTCACGTTCGACAACCGCACCTATACGCATTATGTGTCTTGCGCCCCAAGGAAAGAGGAGCGAAAGGAAGGCGTTTATTATGGCATAGGTGACTTGATGGAATCCACGTTCAAGAGCAATATCCCCTCACCGGAGGATATCAACAACGCCCCATCGGTTGGAGAAGACGATGGATTGCCGTTCTGACCATGGAACTATACTTGCTCAACACAGCCAGCGGATTGAGGCCATGCTATGATTCCGACTATGACGAGAAGAAAAAACTCAAGCTAGGTAAGATCTACAAGGCCAAGATAACGCTGGCACGGAACTACGACTTTCTGAAAAAGTATTTCGCCTTGATAAATTGCGCATGGTCTTACCAGAACGAGAAGACCACGGCGCATTTCAAGGAGAGCGTGGAGTGTTTCCGGAAGACCGTCGAGATCGCCGCCGGGCATTGCGATACGGCCTATAGCATATCACGTAAGGAATGGATAGAGGTCCCGAAGTCGATAGCCTTCGACAAGATGGACGAGGCCGAGTTCATGGATCTCTACGAGCGTGTGAAGGACGTGCTTTTCTCGGTATTCCTTCGTGATATATCCGAATACGATTTCATGAGAAACCTTTCGAATTTTTAGTCATGAGAAAAAGTGACAGGCCTCCAAATTATCTTATAGATAAGATCGTGAGGCATACCAACATTATTATTACCGCTCCTTATGGCAGCGTCAAATACATGGATGCTGCCAGACTCCTTAAAAAGGAAGTCAAGAAGCTGGAAACCTATAAGAAAAATGAGAGATCTTAAATACTGCCTCAATGAGGCATGCTCTAAAAGACATTGCCTCTGCCATCAACGGCAAAAACATTGGAAAGACCCGTCTAAAAAAGATGGGGAAACTGTGAGGCCGGAGTCGGTCTTATTTAATGGGAACACCCCTTGCAAAGGGTATATCCCACAATACGAAAGAAAGAAGTACAACGTAAACTATTAACAATATGCACAATACATGATATAAATATGGATGAAATTTGGAAAGATATAGTTGGATACGAAGGGTTATATCAAGTTTCTAATATGGGTAGAGTTAGGTCTAAGGAAAGGATATTTGAAAGTAAAGGGACTGGAAGATATAAAAGAAATGCCCAAATTCTATCGCTTGGCAAGCATAGTAAAGGATATCTAACAGTGACACTATTTAAGAATGGGAAATATAAACGTTTTCTTATTCACAGATTAGTAGCTAAATCGTTCCTACCCAGTGATATTTTCAAAAATCAAGTAAATCATATTGATGGAAATAAGACCAATAACAATCTATCAAATATAGAATGGTGTGACTCTTCTGAAAACCAGATACACAGAAGAGATATTTTAAAAAAGAAATTTGCGCCGGGTAAACCTGTTATTCAAATTGATAATAAAGGAAATAATATAAGAGAATTTGAATCAATATCACAAGCGGCCAAATCAACAGGGATAAAAAGTCAAAACATATCTTGCGTATGTCAAGGTAAAAATAGACAAGCTGGAGGTTTTAGGTGGGAATTTATAAAAAATAAATAATTATGGCAAGAACATATTTTTCATGTAAAGTGTCATTTGAAAAATTATTAGAAAATGGCAATCAAAAACGGGTAACAGAAGAATATTTAGTTGATAGCTTAAGTTTTACGGAAGCGGAAGCAAAAATCACCGAGGAGATCCGCCCCTTCATCACGGGTGAGTTCACGGTAACAGACATTAAACGAGCTCGTTTATCCGAATTATTCTTCAACGAGAATGGTGACCGGTTCTATAAGATCAAGGTTTATTTTATAACGTTGGACGAGAAGAGCGGAGCGGAAAAGAAAACCGCCGCACAAATGCTTGCCCAAGCCTCTAGTCTAAAAGAGGCCATAACCGTGCTAGAAGAAGGCATGAAGGGGACAATGGCGGATTACACCATAGCCTCTGTCACGGAGACAATGATCATGGACGTATTCCCGTTCAACGCGGATGTCAATAAGAGAGTTGTAGATATCGATAAAAAAGAGATAGAGAAATCATTATCCGACACCTCTAAATCAATAGAGGATAAGATGAGAGAGTGCAAGGATATCATAACCCGTGATCCCAAGGAAGGGGACGGAGATCTCATTACGAGAACGCAATCCTTCATCAGGCAAAAGGCCGGGCATGACAAGAGCAAGTTCAAGGAGGCCGCAATAGAGATCGCCTTGCTCCAGAAATCACCAGCTTCCCAAGTATGGTTCATGGGATGTGGACAACTCTTAATTGAAGAGCTAGAGGTTTGATATTGATATTAGTGTGTTTTTCATGGTATTAGATTTAGTTTAGTAATGATTATCCCCGCCGTCCGTGAGGATATGCGGGGATTTCGGGCGGTAAGTATTCCGGGATGAAACGTTACGGAGTGCGCATGACGTAAAGAGGCCGGTTCGATCCCGGCACCGTCCACCAACAACAAATAACAATCATGGATTTCGGTAACGACATTCCGGATTACGATCCGGACGATTTTGACAATTACGATTATGAGTGACATTTTTCAAAGCCTGTTATTCGCCTTCGGGGTGATAACGTTCATATTCGCTATCATAGCGATAATTTTTATTGTATTAATGCTTATAGACGACAAATACAAATGAGGAACATCGAATCACGGACCCAGCAAGCTTGCGTCAGATACTTCCGTCTCCAATACCCGAGATACGCCGGATGCTTCTTTAGCGTCCCGAACGGAGGACGGAGGGACACGGTAACCGGGGCTATACTTAAAGCGGAAGGGGCATTGGCCGGGGTCGCAGACCTGTTCCTGTCAGTCCCGAATAACGTCCATCACGGTCTGTACGTGGAAATGAAGACAAGAAAAGGCCGGCAACAGGACAGCCAGAAGGCATTCCAGAAGGCGGTAGAGGCTCAAGGGTACAGATATGAGATATGCCGATCGCTGGACGATTTCATAGCGCTTATAAAAGACTACCTGAATGGCTAAGAAACCTACTAAGCAGCCCGAGCGTATCAGATGCGCCGATTGCGTGCACGGCAAGCCTCACAAGGGTCTGGCCGTATGGTGCGAGATATTGAACACCGGGAGGGTAGCTAACTCCCTACGGTATTGTGACAACTACAAACAACGATAACTTATATGAGAACGATCAAAGCGAACACTAAGGCAAACGGGGATATACTTCCGGAGCCTCAATTCAAGAGGATACCCGTAAGGGTTGACAAGAACACGATCATCCTCGTAAGGGAGGGCTTGAACGTGGAAGAGCATCTAAAAAGATTCAAGGACAAGGACAACACGCCGCCGGGATATATCCCGTGGCTCTAAACAATAAATAGCAATGAAAGTAAAGATCAAGAGACTTACAGAAGAGGCTAGCATACCTTTTTATTCGCATGCCACTGACGCTGAGATGGATCTCACCGCCGTATCATTGGAAAAAGACAATTTCGGGAATTATGTTTACGGCACAGGCATAGCCATAGAGATACCTGATGGCTACGTCGGCCTAGTGTTCCCGAGATCCAGCAATCACAAAAAGGAGTTGTACCTAACAAACTCCGTCGGAGTTATAGATAGCGGATACAGGGGTGAGATCAAGCTAAAGTTCAAGCAAACGGTCGTATCGTACGATCCTTACATATATGATGTAGGAGACCGTATCGGCCAACTCATTATAATCCCTTATCCAAGGATTGAGTTCGTCGAGGTTGACAGACTGAGCGATTCTGATAGGGGTACTGGCGGTTACGGAAGCACAGGGGATTGAAATTTTTCGATCTTTTGTTTGGCGTTTTGAATTTGAGTTGTATCTTTGCAGTGAACCCGCCAGTTCAAGTTTTTTAGGAAACAAGTTTGTCGTAGCTATTTTTATGGCTAGACATGGCGTGTTATATCTACAAAGATATAAAGGCTATCAATCCACATGGGTTACGACACTTGTGTTTTAACTTGGACTTGGCGGTTCGTGGGGCGATAGCCTTTTTTATATACTCAAATTTCATTAACATGCCAAGTCCTATGAAATCTGCGAGTGTAACGAACAATAGTAATTGCACAACCACGTCCGCTCACGAAACGAGCTTCTTTTCATGGCGATCTATCGCCAAGCTATTAACCTTCATGTCATTCGGCTTGCTCGATTGCGATAACAAGAACGACGTTATCGGTTACGTCAAGGTACTAATCTTATTAATGTCCGCATTCGTTTTGGCCGGGCTGGAAGGAGGTGCGTTATGAACACTCCTGCCTCACGTCAACAAACTATAAAGATAAACCGCCTATCCAAGGAGAACGACCAGCTTTCCAAGGAACTGGAGCACGTGAAGAACCAACTCAAATGGGCACGCATCACGTCCTCGCAAGAGACGGAGCTAAAGAACTCATGCTTCTTCTTCATCGCCGCCAAGGGGCTATTCACCGAATGGCACGAGTGGCACGACAAGAGGATAACAGAGAGGTTGATGGACGAGATCAAGAGGACTATCAAATAGGGGATATTACTTGGTTAAATATATTTAATAGAGCAAATAATTTTGTTGATAAACATAGTTGACTAAGTCAATTGATTAATTAAGTTTTTGTGATCTATCACGATGATCTATCTTTTGATAGATCACAAATTAAATATAAACATATAAGCAACAATTACTTACATTAAAATAAGCATCTAATTCATATATCGAATCATATATCAAACTCGATATGAAATAGATATTAAATCGAAACACATTTGGTTTTGCTTGCAAAATCAACTTATATTTATCTTATAAACATTTGATAACAAAAGGCTATAAAATGTATAAGTCCCCTATTGCGCACCTTGACAATTGTTCTTACCTTTACGGTACAAGCAAAGAATTAAACGATCATTACATGCAAGACTAATGATTGAATAAAGATATTTTTTTAGGGCATTTCTGTATATTCCGTCTTGCACATTGGGAGTATATGGATTTGCCCCTTTTTCTTTGAAATAATTTAAAGAATAAAGATATGAAAACAAGCCAAGAAATGGTTCGAAAGATAGGCAAGTTTAATGTTATCCAACGAACAAGTGACGGTTATTTTAACGCAACGAACCTTTTAAAACAATGGAATGAATCGATTAAAACTAAATCCCAGAATTTCGGGGATTTAAAAACAAGAGACCTTGATAACTTTTGGAAAAGCACAAATTTAACTCAACTAATGTCTGAAATAGCTAAAAATGAGCTGGATTTTAAATCCGTAGAATTTACGGAATTAAAAAATGCGCTATCCAAGACGTGTAGAGGCAAGAAAAATGGTGGGACATGGATGCATCCAATCTTGTTTATAAAATTTGCCATGTATTTAAGTCCAAAATTCGAATATCACGTACTTAAATTCGTGTCTGACGAAATGATCCGCTACCGCAACGATGCAGGTGACGCTTACAAGGAATTGTCCTCGGCTGTCATGAAGATCGTTCCGAAAGATTACATGCCAAAGGCGATGAAGAAGATCGGAGAGGCTTTGAACTGGATAATCTTCAATGGGCATGAGAAGTTGTTGCGTAACAAGCACGGTGACGAAAGAAAGCAACGTGAATTGTGGCAACTGGAGAAGAAAATTGCCGATCTGATAAACGAGGGATTCATTACCGCCTTCGATCCTCTTATTGACTATCTCCGCAAACTATACGAAAAGAAAAACAATCCTGCTGTATTCATCCCAGTAGCATAATACGATTGACATATTAAGATTTTAAAAGCCCCGGTTCCGGCCGGGGAGTATATCGTACACTTTAAATTTAAGTAATCATGGATATAAAGAAAATGCCAAACATGGATCTCAAATATGACATAGACCGATGCAACGCAAGGTTGGCCGGAATAATGCCGATGGGATACATGGACAAGGAACGCATGCCTCGATGCGATATAGGCAGTATAACAGGGGGATAATATATTAAATACATGATATGGAAACAAGGAAAGAGTTAACGAGCTATTTCCCTCACGACAGTAATGCCAGAAACTCGGATAAGCTGATTCGTTTACGAATGAGGCATAAAGCCGCCGGATATGGTGTTTTCTTCATGATATTAGAACGTCTTAGAGAGGAGCCAAACTATATGAGTGTCAAAGATTATAACATGATAGCCTTTGACCTTCGTGAGGACGCATCCTTAATAAAGTCCGTCATTGAGGATTTCGGGTTATTTGTCTTTACCGAGGACGGTAAGTACTTCTACTCCGAAAGCTTCAAGAAAAGAATGGAATTCAAAGACGATAAATCAAAGAAACGATCCGAGGCAGGGAAAGCAGGTTTGGCTAAACGATGGGGCAAAAAAAAGGATGAGATAGCAAATGTTACGGAATTTATAGCAAATGCTACGGAAAACGATAGCAATGCTATAGCAAAAGTAGAAAAAAACATAGCAAGTAAAGAAAAGGAAAGTAAAGTAAAGAAAAAAAAAGAATTACTCTCTAGCGAGAGTAATAAGAAAAACGAGCCTAAAGGCTTCCCTCTCACACAATCTCATCCCGGTTTCAATCCAGATTTGGTTGATAAGCCGTTAGATGAGTGTAAAAAGATTTTGGAGGCTAATATCGCTTGGATCGAGACGGTATGCATGCAGCAATACATAAGCACCTCTCAGTTCAAAGACTATCTGGACGAATTCTTCAAGGATATGGCTTGCCGGGATGTTGGTATGAAGTCTCCCAAAGACGCAAGGAGTCACTTCGCGTCTTGGCTCAAAATTAATTTGAGGATCAAATCAAACGAAAATAGCAATGGAACATGTAAACAAGATAGGGATACGGATAGAAAGTCAAGACTTGCCGGATATTTCCAAGAAGCCTTCTCTGATTGCGGTAAGAGTGATTGAGCGTTACGGTGATGGATTATGCTTCGCTAAGACCTTCAACCCTTCGCTGCAAAAGGTTTGCGCCCAGAACAAGGAAAGATCATTCATGGGGGAGGCACCTTCAATAGCCACTCTCTTGCAAGCTTACCCAGAGAAGCAGGTATCCGCTTGGATAATGGCTCAATTGGAGAACCTTAACGATTTCACTGGCGTAAATGGGAAGATAGATACAAACCAAATGATAGAGCTTGCCGGGATCATTGAGACCGAGTATTACTTTCTGAAAGCCTCGGAATTGCTATTGTTTTTCCACATGTTAAAGGGAGGATCATTTGGCGTTTTTTATGGCAATGTAGACCCCATGATGATAAGCCGTGCCCTGATAGACTTCAAGGTTTATCGCCGCCAACAGCTAGAAGCTTACGATCGGGAAATACAGCGCAAAAAGCGTGAGGAGCAATGGGAAGAATGGGGGCGAAAGGCCGTACCTTGCCCGGAGCACTTAACATTAGCCAAGGCTTTTTCCGAGAATATCCAAAAAGATGATTCAAACATACCCGTTAATGGTAAAGAAAACTGATATAGAGTGACATGGAAATAACAGAGAGATTGAGAAACACTCCTACCGGTTTGATCGTGTTGGTAGGAGACATGAAAATTATCGTGGAAAAGTACAGGCCGTACTACAACGGCCAGAACAAGATCCCGTGCAGGGGATGCCTGTTCCGGGGCGATGGAGCTAGGGATTGCGAGTACAGCAAGGCTTGCATGGCTCATCTGAGGCCGGATCACGAGAGTGTTGTGTTCGCTAAAACAGAGGTTTAATCATTCATCATAGTTGAAAACTGCATTCATCTATGATGAGATAAATTAAAAAACAGAGAAAATGACAAATGAGGAATTGAAGAAATATAAACGGCCATTACCAATGGCATTTACGATGCTTCCGATCGATTTCATATATGAACATATCGAGGATGAGCACGGAGTCTACGAGACGGGTATGTTCACCTACAAAGGAAAGGATATTCTCATAAATAAGGAAATGGGTAAATGGCATCTGTCCGTATCCGCCAATCACACGCTCGGATATTACGAACTGAAAGAGATACGATACAAGTTTATGCCGGACAGCATGCAGGTAGCTCAGATATTCCCTCCACGTAAGGAATTTGTTAACCTGCACGAGAATTGTTTCCACCTGTACCAAATCAAATTCGATGAATAAGTCATGAAACAATACAACGATTGGGAAGAGATCGACAAGAACACGAACGGCCTTGTCACCTCGCTAACATACATGGTACTTTTCGTGAACGACCAAGTGTATAACTACACGGTATCGCTCATGGAGGCCATTAGGAATAGCGAGCACTACAGGCATAACGCAAAACGGACGGCCAACGTTATAGAGAGGGAGATAAACGCTTATAACACGAACATTTTCCGGATAGCCAAGGCCAACAAGGAGGCGTTTGCCGAGATTACGCAAAGCATGGAGGAGGACGTGCAGCCCCACATAGACCGGTACTACTACACGATCAGCCAGATATTGTTGGATCACGGGGTATCGGGCATGACGAACCGGATCGCATCCCTGTCATCCACGATAAACATGTTGGCGCAGATGTCTAGGATCACGATAAGCGATTTCGGCGACAGGATGCGGAAAATCGTCCCGTTGGCCTACAATCCCCTGTCCTTTCTGGCATTGGACAAGGTAGAGTACCTGAGCGACCGGTTATCAAGCGAGGTCACGGGGAAGGACGTGAGAATAAACTTAAATGAGCAGCCCGGGATAGTGAAGGCGTTCACGGCGATAAGCAACGCCTTGCTAAGGCCGGAGGTCTTTGAGAAGGCTTTTGAGAAAGCCGGATAATTAACTATTTAATCCAAATTGATATGAGAAATAAAGAACTAATCGCTCTTCTCCAAGAGCAAGACCCGGAAGCGGAGGTAATGATCCGCACGTCCGATGGAGAGTATGAGTACGATCCGGTGGATGTCACATGGGACGAAGAGATAGAATGTGTAATTATTCAGGAGGGATAAATATGAATCAAATTTGCACGAATAAAAAACAATCATCACGCCTATTAGAGGCCGGGGTGAACCCGAAGACGGCGGACATGTATCTTGACGAGTTCGAATGTCCGGTCGCATTTGAATATAGAAGGATTGAAGGGCACGTGGGTCAAGATATGGCATTCCCGGCTTGGTCTCTATCGAAGATGATAGAGATACTGCCTAAATCATACCAAGACGATATAGACGGAATGATTTATTACCTATCCGGGAATTTCGTCGAGTTAATGTACGCATCGGACAAGATCGAGGACGAGGAAGGCGACAAGACTTACACTTGCGCAAACTCCTTCAACAAGGAGAACCTGATGGACAATGTGGTTGACGCTATCGAGTGGCTCGTCAAGAGAGGTCACTTGAATAAGAAATTCCTAACAGATAAATGCGGCGATTGCCGACTTATCGAGGATGAAGACGCAAACGGGGGCGCTTGGTGCGCTTTCCATCAAAAACCGGTAAGGTGCGATAGCAAGGCTTGTAAGGATATTTTAGAGAAAGGAGGATCAAATGCGTGAGATTAAATTCAGAGGGAAGAATCTTAATACTAAAGAGTGGGTGTATGGAGATTTATTGCAATGGAATGATGGAGAAACAGCTATTGGTGTTCATGGACAATTCATTGATGATGGTTATCATTTTAATGAAAACTATGATAAAACACCTTATGTTGATGAAACTACCGTAGGCCAGTACACAGGCCTAAAAGACAAGAACGGAAAGGAGATTTACGAGGGGGATTTAATAAAAGCTCCAAGCGGACGTATTTATGCCGTTATATTCTCAACATGGAAACATGAAGAGAAAAGAGAGTTTCCCAAAGTAATTGACTTGTATGAACATACAGGATGGTGCATATCCCTAGATGGGGTTAATCCATGTGAACTGCTAGACTTTGAGGTGTGCCAAGGAAGTGTTATTGGGAATGTTTATGACAATCTCGAATTGCTGAAAGGAGGATCAAATGATTAAGGCAATACTACCCGCAGTCATTATGCTTTCAGTAATATTCATATTATCCTCCGGAATGACAATACAGTTTAAGCCTTTCCATATATCTTTTTCCCAACCCTTCTTCGGCCTAGGACTCATATTGATGATAATAGGATTTATGTTATGCTTAGGTTCTTTTTATTTCAAGGGCCGTGATAGTATGGGATATAACAAGGGGTTTGAAGCAGGATGCGAATATGTGATAGGTTTAATTAAAAAAGAAAATAAATATGAGCAAGATTGATATGAGACAGACAGTAGAAGAAGCGGCAAAGGATTACGCCATAAGAAAAACGAGTTTTCGCAAGAATGTTCTCAAAGAAGTGGATGCGGATGACTATGTGCTTCGCAAAGATAATTGTCGTGAGGACTTCAAAGCAGGTGCCGAATGGCAGGCAAAGCAATCACCGTGGGTAAGCGTGAAGGAACGTCTACCGGAAAATCAAGACATAGTCTTGGTTAGAGGTGAGTATGGGGGCAAAGCCACCGCTTATCTACATGGCAAGGATAGTGGCTTTATCATTTACGGGGAGGACGCTTATAAGGTATTCGGGGAGGTTACCCATTGGTGCCATATTCCCGATCTTGGGGAATAGTATTAACCGAGCCTTCACGGGAAGGCTCATAATTAAAAAACAACGAATCATGAGCAAATATACATCAAAACAAATTGCCGAATCTGACGATCTGTTTGAGAAACAAATACGGAAAGTCAGAAAGTTTTATTTGAGTCGTAATCCCGATAAAATGATGATGCTTGAAGAAAGAAAAGCCGTTATCAAAGAACGGAATAAAGGTCTTTCCCCGGAATATGACAAGGAGTATTATTGTGGAACCTGTGGAGCAAAAGACGGTGCGGAGCATCCTAAAACCGGATATTGCTTTCACTGTGATACTGATAACTGGATTTCAAAGAATAACTAACAGCTAAGAATATAAAGTATGAAGAACGAATATTTCAACATGATATGCCAGAAGGCTCCCGAAGGGAAAATGATAATAATGGCCGTTGTTCCGGATAACCTTCTGGGTGAAGGATTGCCTCCCATTTTTGAAGTTCAGGCGGTAAAGCCGGTTCCAACAATTTACACCGGGACCTATCCTACAATCAAGGTTATCTCTGAGACAATCAAAGATAGATCGGATTTGCAAGGTGAAGGTATTAATGGTATAGTCTCCGGAGAAAATTGGTATAATGTATCAAAAGAGGATAAGAATACTTACGGAATTAACATCTAAGAAAATATGAATGATTATAAAGATAAATATGGATATTCAAATCGGAGGAAAATAGAAGTTCCCCAAAGAGAGTTTACCATTCGAGGACATAAGGTGTCTGACATTAAGAGAGAAGATATTGAAAATTTCTGTAAAGCAAGAGCTATTCCACCTGAATGGTTGGTGAGTGAGCTTATCAAAGAAATTAGGATTAACATAAAACTAAAAATAAGTGAATATGGCAACAAAATATAAAATCAAACAACATGTGTGGTGTACGAACGAAAGGCATAAGTCGGAAGTCGGCGTTATCGCTGAAGTCGTGGAAGAAAAGTCTTTAGTTAAAACCAAAGATGGGGTACGTGAAGAAAACCTTTATTGTGTTATGCTCCATTATCCTAACGGGAAAATGTATTTCGAGGAATTTTTTGAATCAGAGTTAGAGTTAGTACAACATTAATAAATGATGAATTTATGGTATTATCACCTGAAACAGTCAATGCATATAAAGAATTGCTGACAAATCCCCAAAAACATGGCTTACAATTTAAGCCACTACATGAATGTTTTGAAGAAATAGAAGAAGTAACCCCAAAACATTTATTGTTTGAAGACTTCGCAAATTACCTTCAAAAGCCTTTACCCAAAGTGATATTTTATATCATAATGGATGAATTGTACTCTCATCTGATAGATAAGGATGAGAAAACTAACAACTTAGGATATAGATTGAAATTAGTAGCTAAACCGTAAGAAATCATGAGTAAAAGTAATCATCAAATCGAAGTTGAAAAACTTAGCAAAATAGAATCTGAACTGCTCAGATTAATATCTGACTCGGGAAACGAGGAATTACAAAATAAGTTTCTTGAGTGGCAGAGACAAAGAGCTATCTGCAATGTGTCATTGGTTACGGAATTAGAGCATTCTATTAATAATAAATAACCATGAGATTAAGACACGCCAGCATATGTATTGGACGGAGGCCGGGAAGAAGTTCATCCTTGATTTGTATAACCTTAAAATTTCAGCCTAATGAGAGATAAACCTTTTTATGAGCTGTTATCACGCATAGATGAAGACAGTTTATTGGCCAACTTTTTCAATAAGGTGTTAGGGAATTTGGATATGGCGAGAATCATATCCGCACCCCGTACTTTTCGTCATAAAGATGATGAAAATAGCCGATATTGCATTGATCTTTTTTATGATACATGCTTGTGGGAAATGTATCTTCATCAATTCATATACAAGCTGAATGGATGGATAAAAACACTGGATGAATACCTGACAGAGTTTGGTGGGAGCTGGAAATATTACGCTTCCTCGAAACGTGTCGAGAGCGTTAATGAATATGGCGGCGATGACGATGACTATAACGAGGATGGAAGCGTGAAAGTCATGGATATTCCCAATGACAGGCTTGAGCCTTACTCAGTCATAAGGGAGTTGGTCTGTGACGATTGGACTGATATCGTTCAAGAGACCATCCCGAAAGATTTGGAGAGGCTATACGGATGCCTACAAGCAGAGGCTAATTTATCCATAGCGGATTTTTTCAAGGACAAAATGGGAGTTGATATACCTATGTATCAAAAAGATGACAATGGCAATATGGTTAAGATGGGATTCGCAGACAAAGTATTGCATAAAGCCGCTGAACAAAACAATTCAGAGGTCATGGGATCGTATGTATTGTTGGCATGCTATTGTATGCATGATCTTGTCTCCGCCATAAAATCGTTAAATCCATTTGAAGACAACGTGGAGGCATTGACTAGCGTAAGGAATGACTCAGTGCGGTTTCTATCCATGTCCTTTAGTAATATGGATGTCGTAAAAAAATACATGTCATCATAACAGGCACATCAAGGCCATCTAAATGCAATAGGTTTTGATCAATATGTCAAAACCTATTATTTATATCATATAATTTTATCGCAAAAAATGGAACAGCAAGATATTTCATTATCCTACGGGATACACCGTTCTCCATCTATTGGGAACGAGGGGGAATTATCAGAATGCGTAAATTTGATACCCAAGAATGGCGAGTTGGTGAATATACAGCCTCCGAAAGAACTAGGTATAACCCTTCCGGAAGGATCGATACTTATGTACGTGCATCGGACAAAGGATCTCCTTCACTATATCTTTTTCCAGACGAATGTTTTACGCTATGCGGATACGCACGGAACGACCCATCTTATAGGGGCGAACCAATATGACAAAATTCCCAAAGCTATCACGTCCATAGGAAACACCTTGATTGTAATAAGCGAAGATCCTATAAGATATTTACTTTGGGATGGAGAGTTTTATAAGGAATTAGGAGATAAGCCCCCCTTCCCTATCCTGTCATTCGGATTGGTAGGATCATTGGATAAGACCGAACAATTGTCCGTATCCGTTGATCCGCCCTATGATGGAGCCTTTACGGAAGATCAACTATCAACTATCAGTAATTCCGTGATGGGATATGTCTCAAAATTTATCAGGGAGAGAAGTGTAGATCGAGGCATGTTTATATATCCGTTCTTTATTCGTTACGCTTATAGACTATATGACGGAACGTCTTACATGCAATCAGCCCCGATACTGATGATACCATCGTCCGGAGTAACTCCTCACGTTCCATTTACTATTGACGTGGACACAGAGGATTTTGACGCAAAGATCATTGTAAACTTCATTATATCCTCAGTGGTATGCTCCATTAATTACAAAGTCAGCGGAATGGGGAATCAAAGGGAATGGTGGAAGGACATAGTTAAAAGCCTTGATATATTCATAACGCCGCCAATATACACCTTTGATTATTATGGGGAGATTAATAGGGCACAAAAAATATCAGACGATAACGGTTTCGGGGTGTACTCTATAGGTGGAGGATATTACAACAGGCATACATTCGAGGAAGCCTTGTCCATAGCCCTGCCGGGATCAGGTTATACCGATCAACTCGTCTTACCCGGAAAGGCCATGGATAATAAGGTGCCGGATAATTCATTGTTTTACAAAGTAGCAAGCATAGCGTATGAGGACTTGTGCGGTTATAACGGGGGTGAAAGACACTCTCTCACTTTAGAGGATAATGTGCTGGAATCGTTGCAAAATCGAGAGCAACTTGTTGATGCGGATGCGTACCAGAATTTAGATTGGCTAATACCTGATTATTCCTATACTTATAACCAGCGGTTAAATATAGCTAATATAAAAAGGATACTATTTGATGGTTATCCTCCGGAGTCTATGGTAGCGTACAACGACGGTAGCAGCACGTTGAGCATAAAGGTTTTCATAAGAGAAGGAGAAAAGGATATCGTCGTTCAAACATCCTCCTCATATAACCTTGGTATCAATTTGCATTACCTATATTACCCCAACGCTAACGCATACAAGATGGTGATAACACGGAATTCGGACGGATACCAAGCGATCGTTACCCTCTCTCCGCATAACACGCTGAACGGGGCTTACTATTTCGACTCATACGCCCCGATCATATTTAAACCGGGCAGCGATAGCACACCAATATCAACGGACAAGTCGGTCAATATGCCAAACAAGATATATACGTCCGAGGTCAATAACCCGTTTTATTTCCCGTTGGCGGGAATAAACACGGTGGGAACCGGTGAGATCGTAGGTATCCGATCCACCACGAAAGCGCTGTCCCAAGGGCAATTCGGGCAGTTTCCCTTATACGCTTTCTCTTCCGATGGGATATGGGCCTTGCAATTATCGGATGCGGGATTATATTCCTCCATCCAACCTATAAGCAGGGATATTTGCAATAATCCGGATAGTATCACGCAACTGGATTCCTCGATAGTATTCAGTACCGAGCGTGGCCTTAAATTATTGCAAGGCTCCGATATCAGCCTTTTATCGTCATCGTTGGAAGGAGTAAATATTGATGAGACATTCTTTAATGTCAACCCGGATTTTAGCGATCTGTTCATCCCGGACACGGAAACTTTCGTAGAGACATTGCGAACTTGTAAGATTGCCTATGATTATACGAATTCCCTATTGCATATTTATCCCAAAGGGACTAGAAAGCATTATGTATATTCTTTGGACACCGGGGAATTCTCCACTTTCGTAGGGGAAGAGGTCAAGGCCATGGCGCAAGATTATCCAAGCTCGGTAGTGCAAATAGGTAACGCCTTGTACTCACTGGAAAAATATGTCTCGGAAGATACCAGAAAAGGCATAGCGATCACACGTGCCTTGACGTTAGGAGATCCTTTCTCTTTGAAGGTACTAGTCGATCTTAGGACGTTGGGTTTACGAAAGGATGAGTCCTCGAAAATCAAGATAGCGGTATTCGTAAGCGCGGATAGGGAAAATTGGTCCCGGCTTAAATCTCTTAGGCAAAGGGCTTTTAAATACTATCGGCTCGTTTATTTCTCAAACCTATATGATTTAGATACATTATCAGGGACAAGGATATTGTTCGAGACCAGGAGAAATAATAAACTCAGGTAAAAAAATTACAGTATTCATTGCCATAATTTAAAAAAGTCATATATTTGTAACTGCAAAATTCGTAATATTTACGTAAATTTTCATAGTTAAGGTTATAAGGATAGTGGGTGCGTGAGCATACGCTATCCTATTTCACTTTTTATTCCCATTTTTATAACTGGCCGCTACCTTCAATAACTCAACAGCGGAATTAGTGTTTTTAGCGTCCTCGAACTTTATAGAGGATACCTTTGGCACCACGAACTCACTAGCCTTTAAATAAACAGCGCATTTATCCTTATCCTTTAGCTTGAGGAAAGCTTTCTTGAACTCTTCCTGATTGTCGATTACGAAATCACGGAAAAAATTCTTTATCTCCGTGTTCTTGTTCCGGGTTCCCTTCTCCCTTCCTCCCATCTTCATGTGACCATTCTCAAAACCTTTTCCCATGATTTATAATCTGAAATAAACATCCTTAACCTGTGTCTCCCTTGCCTCGTTTATGATATTTCTTCGATCCTCCTCCTTTTGAGAGGCGTACATCTGTACCCTAGATGGATCTACCATCCTATACCAAAAAGACAATACGCTATCAACCACGAAACGGTGGATATAAACGGCCAATCTCCTCGGATCCCCACGCCATCCTCTTTCCATCACCAAGTTTATGATCCATTCCCTATCATCCTTCACCTCGTCCGTTACGGCACGGCTCTGAACCCAAGGGGAAAACGCCCGTAAATGGCCGGTAGCCTCCGACAATGCGTCATTCACTTGACGAAACATCCAATCCGCCGTTTCCTCCGAGGTCTCCAGCCCAGCTCTTTCTTTCCCGGGAAGGCCCGATACATCCCCTACCTTCCATGTCTCGAAATCCACGTCATACTCGATCTCGCACCTCAATAGCGTTATCGTTAACTCAAATCCACGCATATCGACACGTGGCTGTATGATTTTCCTGTCTCTCATATTTCTCCTGTTTCTATAATGACATCATCAACAATTACATCATCGATATCCTTAAACGGCTTCCTCTTGCACTTTCGCGGGGTTTTCCTTGAATAGGCGGTTTCCTCTATCATGGACGCTATACCCTTTAACTCCTCCTCTATCTTTCCGGCTAGTTCCTCAAAGTAAATCAGGCACCAATTCCAAAGGACGAACCACACCACGTATTTATGGGCCAAGGTCGCCAATGACTCGCTATCATATCCTCCACGACGATCCTTCATGCGCAACACCCAATTCACGGCATCGGTATCCAATGAGTCATCCGAATCGCCGGGTATATCCTCCAAGATACCGGACAAGGAAACCTTTAAGGTCGCCACCGCCTCCTCTATCTTGCGTCTTATAAAAGTATCATCGGCCTCGTTATCATCGGACTGCGAGGAGAATCTTTTACCGGGATCCTCCTTTCTCATATCTCCCAGCCTCCACGTCCACTGGTCTATGTCATGCTTTAAATATGTCCAACCTAGATTTATGTCCATATCATGCTTTTTTTAATAGCGGGGGATTCTTCCTGTATATATTCTTCACGCACATAACGGACATATCCTCCCACAAAGATTTATAAACCCCTATCCTATCAGGCTTCCGATCGGAAAGCCAACTCATCATGGAATAACCTACCAGAGCGTCCAACAGGTTCTCGTCCAATTTCCTGTTGACATTCCAACGTGTATCCTCCGTCCTGACCTCCCATACGAACCCTTTTTCCGAATAAGCGGAAGAGGTTATGATTTTGGCCATACCTTCTTCAAGAACCCTCGCCGCCTGTTCCAGATATGTCCTTATAAGAGGCCTGTCCTGTTCCGTTATCTTTATCTTTAGATATAGGCTTTCCCCGCTATCCCCGACGAGATCACGTCCCTCGAAGCTGGATAGCATCTCGCATTTATCTATCGCCTTTATATATTCAAAATCATATGTCATTTGTGATCCTTTTCTGGCAAAAATAGGGCTTTAGGTATGATTATTTTGTTATTTTGGTTATTCTGACAAAACCAAGTGCTTTTATTCGATTTATTTGCGATTAAAAAGATCAATCATGAAACGACTTATTCCTAAATCACGGTTTTCCCGACGCCCCACGACGGTTGATAGCGTCAAGCACCGCATCAAGATATCAGGCACGGACAAGACCAACATACCTTTACTGTCTAGGTGCCAAAACGCTTGGGAAAACCTTAGCGATTTCAGGGCCACCCGTCTTCGTAATTTCCGTTACGTGTTCGGTGACCAATGGGGTGATATCGTGGTGGACAAGGACGGGAAAAGGATGAAGGAACGTGATAGGATAGCGAGGCGTACGGGAGGGGTCGCTTTGCAGAACAATCATCTTTTCAAGATCGTAAATACTTTGGCCGGGTTATACGCAAAGACCGCTACCCTTCCCGTATGTTTTGCCCGGCAGAAAGACGCGGATACCAAGTCACAGATGATGACGGACGCTTTACAGACCAACTGGGAAAATAACCTTATGAAAGATGTCCTCACCTCCGAAATGATAGAGTTTATTTGCGGTGGATGCGCCGTGGTAACGGAAGAATGGTCTAGCCATGACGATATAGAGGACAGCTACACCTACGTGGTCAACCCTTCCTATTTCTTCTATGAGTCGAAAGCCAATGATCCAAGGCACTGGGATGATTCCTTGATCGGGGAGATCCGTGACTATACATTAGGCGAGCTGGCCTCGGTATTAGCGGAGTCCGAGTATGATTACAGGCAATTAGAGGAGATTTACTCACCTTGGCTCAATCGTATGGAAAATCTGGGAACCCAGCAGACCGATCGTTTCATGGACGAGTCTTTCGACACGCCTCCCGCCGCCGACCTGTGCCGGACCTACCATGTTTGGACACTGGAGAACAAGCCTAGATACCGTTGCGTGGATATCATGGACACCGATGATCCTATATACAGGATAGAGCTTAGCGATCTTCCTGTCATCAAGAGAGAGAACGAGGATCGTATGCGTATGGGAATGTCACAGGGATTACCTCCGGAGGAGATCCCATTGATAGAATACACCTATATAATAGATCAATATTGGCATTTCCAAATGCTATCACCGGACGGACGTGTACTTACCGAGTATGACACGCCTTATGAATATAAGTCTCACCCCTATATTTACAAGCTACACTATTTGGTGAATGGACGGACAGTTCCTTTTATTTCCGTTATCATAGATCAGCAACGATACATCAACCGGCTGATCATGCTTAACGACTTGGCTATCCAATCAGCGGTAAAGGGAGTAAAGATGATCCCTAAAGACTCCGTTCCGGACGGGATGTCCAATCGTGAGTTCGCCGAGCAATTCGTTGAGATCGGATCATTTATTTTTTACGAGCCGTCCAAGAGCGGGAACAAACCGGAAGTCATAACATCGAACTCTACCAATATCGGTACCACGGAGCTATTGCAATTACAATTGAGTTTCATAAACGATATAACGTCCGTGTCGGAAGCCTTGCAAGGGAAAACCCCGTCGGGATCAACAGCGGCAAGCAGATATGCCATGGAAACACAGAACTCCACTACATCTATCGCTACGTTACTAACCAAGTTCTCCACGTTCGAGGCCGAGATCGCTCGCAAGAAGATGAAAACGATCCATCAATATTATCAATCCCCAAGGAACATATCGATGGAGAGATCCGCAGGTTATGCCACTTATAATGAGTATGACCCGAAGACAGTCCAAGATATAGATTTCAAGGTCAACATCAAGGAATCCGCTGAATCTCCGGTAGCTAGAATGATGTTAAACGACTTGGTGAAGGAATTATGGATGGCCGGAGCCATTTCTGCGGAGCAAATGTTATCACTATCATATTACCCCGGATCAGACCAGATACTTCAGTCCATTCAATCCAACAAACAAGTAGTTGAGCAAGGTGGAAATATCCAAGGTGTCCCAGCTGATCAAATGAACGCAATCAACGGACAGGTTAATCAAGATGCGCTCAATAAGGCACGACAAGCCTTGATGTCAGCATAGAGGATAAAGTGTAATATCACTTTCTTTTCCCTTCTATGCTCATTAGGTGCCTTATCCTAGCCTTAATCTCATGAAAGTTTATAGGCTCGAACGACAACGATTCTATAAGGCGGTCTATCTCCCGTCTTACAGAATCGTTTCTTTTCTTGTTATGTGATCGTGTCTTAGTCATCCATGGCACACATATAAATCCAAACCTTGCCTTCAGGAGCGTCATCGTCAAGGAAATAGAAATTTATAGCGTCCTCGATGATCTTTTTCTCGGCATCTGGACCGAACCATTCCGTAAACTTTACTTCCTTGTCGTGCCAGTTTGCGTTAAGAGCAACGTACACGTCCCATATGTTGGTATTTCCCGGGATGCTCATACCTTTTATAGCGGTAGCCACCTGCTCCATATTCCAGTGCTCACCTTTATGTTCTCCCGCCTTGCCTTTATGACGCATTGCCGCCACGTCCATCCTAGCAAAGCACTCATTATAATGAGGCCCACAAAAAACCTCATGTAAATCACGCATAGCCTCGTCATACGCCTCCGGGTCTTTCTCCCTTAACTTTTCCATAGCCTCCTCCATCACGTCTATGGAGGCCCACATCTTCTTCTCGGAGCCTAGTCCCTTGGCTTGGTACTCCCTTATCTGTTCCTTGTATCTCATATATCATATTATTATTCGGTAAATATTGATTTCAACTCCAAAAAATCCGCTTCCGTTATACGGATAGCGTTCGTTTCGCCTAGGATAAAATTCATAAGAGCGTTATCCGGAAGTTCCACCAATATAGATCCCTCCCCGATCGTACCCTTCAAGAATCCTTGCTCGAACTTATACGGCTTCATGCTCTTGAATACGTTCATAGCGTCATCGAATAGCTCTTCCTTGTCATAATTGCCATTCTCGTCGGCCACGAACAACATGAATCCCTCCACCTTCTCCGTGATCTCCTTGTCCTTTTGTACAATGATGTTATGGACACCCCTTTTCAGATACTTGCCAAGGGGCTTGAATGCCGTGTTACCGGAGACGAAAGAGTCAACCCTTTCCTCCGCCCATATCTCAACCGAGTTAATTAGCCTGCTTTTTAGCTCTAGAGCTTGTTGCTTTAGTTCCATATGACTCTTTCTTTAATTGTTCCACTTCCTCTCTCAAGGTATTGATAGCATACCCTTGTCTCTTGACCTTATCGATCAATTCGATAAGCATACCTTCCTCACGTGTCATTTTTTACCTCCTTTTCCGCTATTCTTCAATTTAAGGAAGTCGGCGTATGGCATATCGGCGTATTTGGCCGTGTACTCAGCGAACAACGCCATGTTCTTGTTAACCTCCTCTGAGGCCGATTTCTTTATCTTCTTGGCCATTCCCAACAATTCCTCCAAGGCGGCCTTGCCATCCTTGCTCTCCTCCACCAACGGACGCATGACGCGCATGTATTCACGGTTAAGGATAGCCATTACCTTCTGGTAGGACTGTTGATACTCCGGATTGTTATTGACCATTTCGAACTCGCTATCCGACATCTCGCTAACGAGCTTATCTATCTCGTCCCACACCGGATTACGGCTTTGGGCCTGTTGCGCAGAAGGGTTAAGCATACGTTGCTTCTGAATCTCCATCTGTTGCTGCGCTTGCTGGAGACGCTGAATGTTTGCTTCTATCTCGCTTATATTCGGATTATAAGGGTTGCTACCTAATACAGGGTCACTCCCCCCTAAAAAAACATTTGTCTGCATGATAATACTGTTAGTGGTTAAAAAAAGGAAAGCGGCAAGCGCCCCCTAGGGAGCACAAGCCACTAACTTTACCTTAAGCCGTAGGTGCCGGAGCGGATGCCGGGCATGAGCACGGATTGTAGCTAGGATAGCCTGTTACCGTAGGGGTATTTGGCAATACCAATTCTCCCGTGATCATACGGCTGGTTCTACGATCGGTGTAATTGACACTAGCCGTGAACGCCTTCTCGATCTCGCATTGAAGCAACTTGTCTTGGTAAGGACGAATCGCCGAACCTACAGCCACCTGACACCTCAATTCATCGATCTGAGCCTTCAAGACATCGAACTGGTCTCTTTGGTTCTTGTATAGACCAAAATCAGCGTCTACCTGTGACTTGTACAATCCGAAATCAGCGTCTACCTGTGACTTCCACAAGGCGAATTTCTCGGCGATATCCGTCTGGCGGTGATCGTAATCGGCTTGCATACCTGAGACTTTCAATCCCCACATTGCGTTTGTAAGCGATAACGCCTCCTCACAGCCCTTTTCCCAAGCCATGAACGCAGTCGGAGCGCCTACACCGGAACCACCACCGCCTCCTGTGGTCGTGTTGATGTTAACGTTTTCCGGCATACCGGCTCCCCAGCCACCGCCGAACAAGCCGCCACGGTTACGTGACACCGCCCAAGCTCCAAGAGCCGTACCAATGATACCCAATGTCAAGCCGGCGTTACCCACGCCCTTGCTTGCGTAATCCTTGTGCTCATCCTCATGGACGATCTCTTTCTCTTTAATGATTTTCTCTGCTTCCATATGTGAAGTTTTTTATGGTCATATCCGGGTTATCCCGGACACCACAAAAATCCAGAGAAGTGCCTTGCTAAATAAATATCTCCTTGCTAGCTTGTTGCGAGGTTGTTGCTAGTTCTTTGCGGAAGGGGATAAGACAAAAAAAGCGCCGCCAATTTGTGTTGACGACGCTTATTGTTGTTGTTTAAACCTTTCAAACCAAAGGCATATACAACGCTTAATTTTTATGGTTGGTTACTTTTTATTTCTACCGGTTCCACCTGTTTCCAATACATGCATTGTAGCGTGGTTGGACTAGATATATATTTTTTTCTATCTGAGTATTTATCAAAACTATTCCTTTCTAGGAATTCATTATACTCCTTAGCTATTTTTGGATTTTTCATATCATTCTCTTTTATATAGCATGAAATAATTTTATATGGTAGACAGGAACTCTGACAATGAATCCATGTCCGAAAATTCTTTAACCTCACTGTCCTCATGCATATTCCTCGGTTTATTTCTATTACCTTTTACTATTTTCATCATCAGATCTATAGAGTCGTTCTCATTCTCCATAGAGACCCTCACTTTATCCAAGGCCAAAGCCTCTATTGTATTGCATAACTCATCCGCAAATGATCGAGACATAAAGTATACATCCTTAAAATCTATACGTACACATGGGCTATTCAAATCCTTAGCCCTCATATAGATTTTTTTAGCTTCTGTCCTAGAACGAAGCTCTCCCCTTATCAATTCTGATATCACAATTGTCTTTTCCATGATCTTCATTCTAAATATTCATAAAAATTAAACATCCTTTCCTCTTTATATGGTATCCTTAATGCCACTATAGTTCCATCCCATTTTATATAATCAGGAAGTCCTATATATGATGTCTCTTCCTCTGACATAAGATGAAACGCTTGCCCAGACAGCAAAAAATATGTTCCTCCAAGTCCCTTAGACAACATTCTCTTGCAAGTACTTATACCATAACCACGATTCTCGGTATCTGGTAAATTTTTAGTCGATATACCCTTTCCAGCGCTTTTTAAAGCCTCCACATCGTTAGTTATACCTCCCTTGCCAGACTTAACATAACTACCCAGTATACTTATACCATTATCCGCTATGCAAATGTCTATATAACTCTTTGACGGATAATACTGAGCAAATATATAACCAAATTCACTCTCTGAATGTTCAGATATATTGTCAATCGTCTCAGTCAGCATATAAGATAAAGCCTTTCTCAACTCTCCTTCAATATTTAATTGCCTTATCATTATATTCTCTGCTACAGACAGTATATCGTTTTTTATGCTATCCTTGCTTTTACATCCCGGGAACTTTATTATAGGAATATATTTTTTCATAGAAAAATATTCCATATAATTATGAAAATCACTAACACTGTCAGCTACTACACCTCCTTCAAAATGAATAGAGTCAGATAGCTTTTAACACTGTCCGATATATTCTTGCAAACCACATTCTTACCGCACTTATCTCTATAAAGCATAAGAGGCAATAAGAAAAATGGAGTCACAAATGCCGTATATTGGAAGTTCCATATGAAATCATCATCATCGGAATTCTCCATTTTCAGGATTATCCTGAATAGATGATTGAAGGCTTCTCCTATCCTAATATCATTTACCGCATGTGGCATATATATTTCCATAATGAAACTTTTCGTATACAACAAAGCCTCTGCCAAGGCTGGTTACTTGACGAGGCTACAAAATCACCTTTTACGCCGCAAAGGTCGCACAAAATTTTGTTATATGAAAATTTTTTCATAGACAAATCACATGCCTTACAACATAACGCACCCTCAGACCGTACCGGATAGCTCCTCTTTGACGCTCTCCACCGTCCTTCTCAGATAGTAACTCCTCCTTATCCTGTCCGGATACAAGTTCCGCATCCGGTTCACGGCTTGCCTCGTCATTCCCGTCAGATCGGATATGATATTGTCGCTCAACTTGCGATCGGCCAGTATGGTTATAGCCACTCCCCTAGCGTCAACGTTCCTCTCCTTGTTGTTGCTAAACATCATTACCGGATCGGTCCCGCACTCCTTGCAGACTGCCTCTATCACTTTTTTGTAAAAAATTTCCACCTTATTCATAAACTTTTTATTTCGTGGTTTGTTTTACTATCAAGCCGGGCAAAAAAAAAATGCACGGCAGAAAGACTTATAAGAATCTTCCCGTCGTGCGTGGCATGAAAAAATAATCAAACTTCCGATCCGATTATTTAGGGAAGATTCTTTTTTTCTTTATCCTCCCTTTCCGGCTCGTTCTCACGAAGTCACCATCAAACTAATATAAATTATCATGAACAAAAAAACGTCAGCCCTTGTTATTCATATAACGCATTCATTCTATTATCAGAGGTTTCTCGGGCGTGAGCCATGGAAGCCTCACCAAATTCTATAAAACCCACCTATCCCGACATAGGGTGACAAGCCATTCTTACCGATCCCATAACCTGCTATAACTCCTATTCCCCATCTACGGGGGGAGATCGTCTTGGTTATATACTCAGTCCTTCTATAAACCTCGATGTAATCAAGATTAGGCTTATAGCCGGATATTGACAGCCGGTAATCATCCGTCTTGTACTCCTTTTGAGTTATCGGCACCGGGACATATATAGGTTCCTTAATCGTGTCACCGTCTAATGTAATGTAGACAGGAAAAGGCTCTGGTATCGTCTGCACCAATGTCTCGTAAACAGGATACGGGATACTGTCATGGATCGTGTCGGTTATTAATACGGTATCGGATTTAGACACGACTTTATCAGTCACATCCCCCCGGATATGGTAGCCAGCCGTGAAACTGGCTACCAAGCACACTAGTATTAATATTGCTTGCCACGGTTTCATTTTGCGATTCCCTCAATACGGATGCGCTCAATAAGGATTTGCCTATAAGCTTCCATCGCTCCGAATTGTGCACGTAGCAATACTTGCTTTTGCGTTGACAATCCTTTGAACATATCCGTACCAAAAAACTTACCTAGCTTTTCTTGTTTATCGGATAATTCGGACAATTCTATTTGGAGACGATTCATAAACGTATCACAGATCTTATAAGCCTTCTCGAATGGCTCTGCTGGACTCCATGACTCGTAACCGTCTTGATACTTCACATGATATCCAGCATTTGACTTCTCGCTTTCGTTAGGTACTCTTCCCGCTTTAAGCAATCCTTTCTCAAAAGCTTCGCCCATTGTCATAGGTTCTGCTTCAATCTGTTTTGTTCCAATATATTTTTTCATCTTATTTTACGCTTACCTTTACAGCGTTAGGTCTTATATTTTTAAAGTAGATTCCATCCTGCGATAACGTCCGACATTTCAGCCTCTCTCCCATTCTCAACCTTGCTCATCCCGGCCACGATCCGGATCATCTGCTCACGATCGTTGATGTTGATAGGATCATCAGCCGGGATACCGGCGTAATCGGATACGGCCTTAATGTAAGCGTCCGTATCGTTCTCGTTTTCCGGTGCCCAGCGACCGATCATCTTGTGGATCGTGTCCAGTTTGTAGTTCTTGTAATAATTTGACAAAATCCGGAATATGGCACGATAGCCATAAGCCATCGTTTCGAATTGTTTAAATGACTTGTCCTTGCTAGGTCGTATCTCGCCTTGGAACAAGTCTCCGTTGATCCGGATGTTTCCCGGGTTGTTGTTTCTCAAACCTCTAGGTATTTTTTTCTCTGCCATTGTTATTTGATTTTATTCGTATATTTGTGACGCTTTGTTAACCTTGTTCCTCTATCATAACCTGTGACAGGCGTGACAGAGGCGTTTTTACATCCAGCTCCCCTATCCTTTTGGATCAGGGGAGCCTTTTTTATTCTTTGTCTTGTTATACTCATCCAAGAAGTTGACCTTGCTGATAAACTTAACGGCGGCAACCCAATACAAGAAGGCTATCACCTTGTTATCCGGGAATACCTTACCCATGTTCTTCAAGACATTGGTCCCGTAAAACCATATCATCGCCCACGTGATCCAAGACACGAAAGCCTTGGCGTTATCCTCCGATATATCCATCATCACACCTACCCAGAATGAGATAATTATGATCAGGAAATAGATTAGCATGTACACCCAGCTACGGATGAACTTGCTCTTCCGGAAATCCCCGTGATCCGCAGCCAACCCCCAGAACGTATCGATGAAGGCCAGCGACAGGATCACCACCAAGAAATTCTCGATCGGCGAAACGAAGTCCATCGCCGTGACAACGGCGGCTATGGCGATGGACTTGGCCCAATTTGCTAGGTCTGATATGTAGGAGAGGTAACGGTACATATGTTTTATTTTGTTTTTAGTACGATGTAATTTGACTCGTCCGTGTTGTAACTTACAAATAACTTTCCGTTTTGTACGGTATCGGTCAACAATACGGCGTTGTCTGTTTGTTCCACAATTTCCACGTTCAAACCCTCCATGAAATCGGGCAACGTCAATGGAACCCGACTTTGTACACTTTGGCAATGCGAATAGATAATATAACTATTGCCGTCCTTATACCAATACAATTGTCCCGGATTTGCTGCCGGGTCAAAGTAAGAAATATAATAGTTTATTTCCTTGAAATAGGTATTAGGCAAATTGTACCCATCATCCGCAAACGGCGACGTATTGATTGCAGCAATATAAAATTTATTGTTATTCGACGGGCTAAAACTTCCTAACCTATAATGCACATCGTTGGCGTTGGGTGCAATTGGAATGTTGGCGTTACGCTTTGCCGGGATTGTTTCCCCGCTTACAAGCGATAACCCCGCCGCCATACCTACCAAATACGTGTTATCGTTCGGGTTGTGCAACATGGCAATCAAACGGTCAATCGGTTTGTCAACGTCTTTTAAATACGTCGTATTTCTAAAGAACGAATAACCGCCCGACGTCAACGCCGGGGAATTAAACGGCTTATCTAATTCTGTTCCCCCTTGTGGTGCGGCTTTAGGTATCATAAACATAGCCTTATAATTGCCCGTATCGACGAACGTTTGTTGTTGGGTTGCCCCGTAACTTTGGCATTCAACTTTGCGGCGTATGTCAATCGTTGTATTAACACAACATTGCGCACCCCGGAAATTATACGACCATGTAAAACGTGCCATTTCGACGGCTCCGGTTAAATCGGGCGTACCGATAACCCCCGGCGTCGGGAACCATGTTTCAATACTTGCGGGGTCGTAACCCGTTTGGCTTTCTGATACCGTGAAATCGTCGCCCTCGTAATCTCCGGGTTCGGTTAATTCCCGCCCGTCGATATAAAATTTGCGGTTCTCATGCTTCATAATCGGGCGCAATTGCGTTGTCGATTGCGACGCCACGGTTATTGGGGTCGTAACCGTTCCCCCGCTTACGTGCGTTAATGCAGTAATAGCTGGGTTATTTGGTGTTTTCCATCCCCTTGTATCGTTGCCCTCGGCTCCCCGTGTGATAACGGGCAACAAATAGATTGAGGAACCAATAACGTTGCCGATATTATATTGACGGTCTAATTGGTCTTTCCACAACGCCCCAATATCGGCGGTTGTCAATCCCACGGTATTTGGCACGACCGGGATAACGTACCCATGTTGGGCGTACAAATGCCAATATAATGAACTTTGGAACAACGGGGCGGTACTATCCGAATGATTAGAAACAATGTTTGCCGACGCCATCAAATCCGCATCGCTCAAAGTGTTTGCCCCAATATATGCCGTTTTAGGCGACAATAAAGTATTGAGGTTAATGTAATACAACAACAATATATCCTTTGTATCGTTGTATTTCGCACGTACATAGAACGCATTTTCATTTCTTCCGGGTTCCGTGTCGTAAACGTGCAATTTGATTAACTTTTTACCGCCTTTGATATTTTCAATATCGGTTTCCATTTGTCCCAAATCGTAATATTCGCCCACCGTTTTCATATACATTGTACCGCCGGAAGACTCTCTTATATTAAATAATATATATGCCGCATTATCGGGTATATGCAAAGGCGCATTATTAAATATAATGCCCCCGGTTGTACTAGTATTAAAGTCATATTCTTTACTAATTAAATTATCGTCTTTATCAAAATAAAATATTGCGGCAATATTGGTATGACTGCCATATTGTGCGCTAAACAACAACGTATCATAAAAAACGTTTGGCAAATTATAACGTTCATACCTAAAACTTGCGTTTGCCTGTGTTGAACCGTCCGGCATGATAAAATAACCGTGTACAACTTCATCCGGGGTTAATGTTTCAATATTATGTTGCCGCAATACATCATCATGCTTTATAACGGTTCCGTCTTGTACAATTCGGATTTGATTGTAATTTAAGCCTTTGGAACCCGTCGATTTTTCAAACAACAATGCCGCATATTGTGCGCCTGCAATATAATCTCCGGTCCTATTATTTCCTAAATACGTTTCGTTTTTGAGGTCGCCGGAATTATAGAACAAATAAAACTTACACGTTGCACCCTCTACGATAATTGGTTTGCGGGATAACAATTTAATAACAACCAAATCAAAATTTGCCGACGGTTTAATGTTTCCGTTATCGGATGCATCGCCGGACAATTCGCCGTAATGGTTCGGTATAACAAACGGTTCGCCTATATAGGTCGCAACGTCCCGCATCTTCATATTAACGGGGAAAATATCTACTTTATTCGTATTCAATTTCCGTTTCGTCGTTTTTATGAAAGCCCCCATATAAGAAACCGCACAATTAATATACAGATACTTTACGCCGCTACCAATATAAAACATTCGGTCAATTATATTGCTTTGTCTGTCGTCCCTAGTGCGATAATTAAACTTTGCCAAAACAACGTTATTTTCGTCTGTCATTGAACAACTCCACATTGTCCCGGACGTGTATGTATATCCGTGCAATACCTTACCCACATAGCCGGAAACGTCCAATTTGTAGCATTTAAAATTTTCGTTTGCGACCAAACCCGAAACGTTGGGATTAAAGTATTGCCCCGCTATTGCTTCCGGCGTAATATCTTCGTCGTCAAACTTTACCGCCATATTGTAAACATCGCTAAAAACTTGCAATGCACTTTCATTCAAAAGTGATAATTCGCCTTTGTCGGCTCCGCTTCCATATTGGCGTATTCTTAAATTGGCATATCCGTTGGGGTTGTCGGATTTACGCATATCCAAAACACAAAGTTTTGCGCCCGCCGGAATTATTCCGGTTGTATTACTATCCAAATATGTATCTTTAATTCGGGTTTCATCAAAGAATATAAAGAAAGCCACGTTTGCGCCCGTAACTTCCAATCTTCCCGTTGGGTTATAAATTCTAAACGTTACGGCATCCCAAAGGTTATTTGCAACATAACTACCATTTCCCCCGTTATAACTGTATAAATGTCCGTAATCAACGGGCAAATAACCTGAGTAAGAATCATGTTTAATACCAAGGTTTACAATTTCCCTCCTCAAGCTAGTCTCCCTTGCGTCCGTGCCAATCCACGCCCCCGCCTCATGATCAGCCGTGAACTCGTACAAGAGACCGCCGTAATTAACGATATCGCCTTTTACGTAGGGCTTGGTATCGGAGAAGACTGGGTACGTGTCTAGGCCGACGATGGATGAAACAGCCTTTTGGCTCATGACCTCCGTCTCGCTATTCCCGATCGTCTGAACCACACCGGCGGCTATGCTTTGGAAAACCCCGTTATCTACCCATCCTGAATCGTTATACACGTACATCCGGTATATAGGATTCTTATGCTCCGAGTCCTCTGCTGCGTACGTAGGGCCTACCATGTAGATATCACCCTGTTTCACGCCCGTAGAGGGCAGGGCTGACGATGTAGCGACATACCCTTTTATATACAGGTCTTGCGTAAACGGCTTTGACAGGTCTGACCATGTTTTCTGATCCCGTGATATCTGGATCTTATTGTCTTGATAGCGGAACCAAGCGGCGATATACTCAGAGATCTCATACCATACCTCTCCATCATACGAGTATCGCAGCTTGTTATTAACCGTGCGAAGCATGGGAGTAAGCCCGTTGTCCCCTTTAGGTCCCTGTGCCTTGAAGCCGGTATCAACTCCATCTTGAAACCAATTGCCGTTAGAGCCTATGGTTATGTTACCCCCGACCGGGAGGGCGTCCGTTATCCTAGTCCAAGAGGAGTCAAGACGGAAGAAATCATCGGCGATACAAAGATCATAGGTGAGCTTCTCGGTTATCGTCTCCTCCTCAAGGTTCTTGTAAGTGATTATGATACCCTTCCTTCTCATCCAGAAAGGCAATTGTATACGGGTATCCCCAGCCGATCCCATCCAAGGCAAATACACGTTGTTGCATTTCCACAATATGGAATCAAGCCTCTCTTTCGTCCTAGCGTCATATACGGCCTGAATGTATGTCAACGGATAGATCGGGAAACGCTCGTTCTTATCCTTGGCCAGCTTGTCTAGCTGCTGTACGCTATCCCTCTCGTAACCCTCGCAAATATCTTTTCGCTCTTCCATGATGTATCGTGCTTTAGTTCGTTATACGTAAAATATGTTGTAGCCAGTGTTAAGTCTCAAGATCAAATCAAGGTCGTTAGCCTTTGACCAATCCTCGCCTTCCTTCTTGTAAAGGGCCAGCTTGAATACGCTCGTATTATCCAACTGATCTAATTTGTAGATGTTCCCGGCCAGATAGAAAGGCTTACCTACCCTTATGCGCTGATCGCCGTTCTCCGTAAGATCAATGTTCTTACGGCCTTTGTACAATGTCCTTACCTTCGGCTTGTAGATACTGAATACAAGCTTGAATATCTTTCTGATGATCGTGTATATTAATAGTTCCATGATTTTCAACTTGTTAATTTAAAAGTATAAGTTCGCCGTATTGTTATATAATTTCATACTCTCCTTTATCTTTTTGGAATATTTTCTTTCTTTCCATAAAAGAATTATGTACCGTTTTATACAAACTATCACACATTAACTTGTGCCCATTAATCTTTGGGTGTAATCCATCTATTAAAAATATTTTAGAATTATATATATTCATTCCACAAGAATACATATCGACGATACAAGCACCTAAGACATTAGACACACTTTTTATACATTCATTAAATTCATACAGACTGTCTCCGTTAGCATTTACAATTGGATACTCATTAGCAGAAGATTGATCATAACCTGTATTAGACACAGGAATTAATAAACATGTAAATATTTTAGCCATTGGATATTTCTTCATTATTTTTGCTAACATTAGAGCATACCCTTCAGAAAAAGTTGATTGAACTCCTTCAGAAGGAATAGTAGACTTGCTATTCCATGTACCAATAGATTTATTTCCTGTAGAACCTCCAAAATCATTTATGCCAACATTGATGATGATTATGTCTGGGTCTCCGTTTTCTCCTAATTTATCTATTCTCGCAGTTGAACAGCAAACACTTCCAGTGGTATCATTACTATTTCCACAAACATGCGACCCACTATAAGAAGAGTTTACCCCCAACGTAGCGTCTGTCGCTTTAATAAAGCGCATCCAGTAAGTATTATTTACATTTTCTAAATTTGCATCATTATAGAATGCAGGATATCCATTAGGTAAATAACCATCATATGTTGATATACTATCTCCAAGTATAGATATCTTTTTCCCTTTTAATGATTTTTCGTTAACCTTTGTTCCATTTATATTTACCCAGTTATAGCCATTCCATAAGCTATATTCAATCCTAGACTTATCAAAACACAGAAGCCCATATTCCCCTTCTAATAAATCATCAGGCAGTCCTCCTTCGCTATCAGAGTATCCTACACTACCAATAGTATTGCCTGCGACATATTTGAAGTTATAATCGTGAGAATTTGAAAAATTACCAAATTTCAACTTGCCATTGCCACCTTCTGGGACAATACATTCATATTTATCCTGTATGCTTAATCCATTATTATTGTTCGTAAGTATCCTAAAACTGGAATTTAAATTACCATTATTGTCTGGTCTTTGTGAAAAAAATAATCTGCCGATTAAATTACCTGATTTTACAAATCTTAATACAAAATCCATATCATCATTATTTACCCCTTTAGCATCTGTATTAAATGTATACCAGTTTTGATAATTATTTTGTGTAAAATAGTTATTAAAAATCCATCCATTTTTTCCTCTTAATGCCAATGAAGATGATCTATTTTGAGAAATTTCCGGGATATCTGGGCTATAATTAAGAACATCACGAGTATATGCATTTCCACTTTTAGAACAAGCTACAAAAGCGTTATCCCAATTGCAATCTTCTGGTTTATCAGATGCTATATAGAAAAATTTAATTATATTGGAAGTTCCTTGATATGAATTACCAACACCCCTACAACCCGAGAATAGATTAGAATAAGCATCATTTAGAAAGAATCCCACACCTCCATTTAATCTTCCGTTTACTATATCTTTAGGACTTTTCATATTATCAATAGGGTAAGTATCATCTGTAATTACTCCAAAATAACTAGACACACCAGCATATTTTGTAAGATATACCCCGATATTACATGTATGAGGAGGTAAGTCGGTAACTTTATCATTATATCCCCATATATGAATACGACTAAACATGTTTGACCCAGCATCAACAAACATTCCGATATGATAATGTGTAATAAATCCATCACTAATAAACACATCTGTGGATCTTACACATAAACCAGAGTACATGGGCATATTATCCACATCTATAGGAGCATTATTTGAGTAAGAGTAATCAAATTTAAAATTAAAGTCTCTTAATACTAGTTCAGCGCAATTTTCTCCTATGTAACAGGATGATTTATGCATATTGCATGTATAAATACCTTCTAAAGAAGTCTTAAAACTATGTATTAAGTATATTCCTCCCACATTTAATCTATTATCATTTTGTATATTAAGATTCTTTATAACACCTCCCCAAAATCCATCATTCCAAGCGGAAGAGGAGAATACACCAATTACATAATCTCCGGAAAAATCTTTATTGGGTTGAAATATACATCCTTTAAAATCAAGACAAAGAGAGAATCCAGTTAAATCAATAGAAGATGACAACCTATATACGCTATTGCTTTCAAAATCAACAACTACACCTCCATAATCAAGAGTTATTGATTTATCAACTCCCTTTAATCGATATAACATATCCATAATAAAAGGAGAATTATCTATGTTTTTTGAACTAACATTAAACCACAAAGCTTTAAATGAACATTCAAAAGATCCAATAAAAGTTATACCATCGAAAATATTATAACATGCTTTAATAATAGTATTATTACCTTGTAATATTCCATTCCTCAAACTCCCCCCTTGGAAATCCAGCACGCAATTCTCCGGCACCTCGATCGTCTGCCCGGCTAGGTAGTAGTCATACTGGATGATGTAGATGGTATTAGGCTTTCTCATCATGTGCTGCGAGAGCGTGTTCACGCCGTTCACGTAATGCTTCCGAAGGTACACACGTCCCATGCCGGAGTAATCCTTCGGGGCGTATTCCTTGTCTTTCAACTTCAAGGTCTGATTTTCCGAAACGGTTATATCCTCCTCGTCCGGAAGATTGGTGATGCTCTTGTTACCGATCAATTGCTTCGTAGCCTCGGAAAGATCGTCCGGATCGACGGAACCGGGCTTCAAGTCCGTTACCTGTTGGTTGGTGATGTCGATTATCTCGTTCCTCAATCCCCTCCGGGTGATATACGTATCACGGATAACGTTACCCTCATGGTCTCTCCAAGCACGGTCTACCGTGATCTCCGGGGTAAGGTCGATGTCCGGCTTGAAACCGGCGGGACGAGCTGATACCGGGGCGTGGCTCTTGATCTCATCAACGACATCCCCCATATTATTAACCTTTTCCTCCGCTTCCTCCACACGATCACCAAGTTTTTCCGTATCTTTCCGAATATCCTCTATGGCATTGTCTTGTGCCTCCAGTTCATCAGTAATGGCCTTTTGGCTCATGGTATCAACCTCGCTATCACCACGGGAATCGAGTACGCTTACGTAACGCTCATGCTTCAGCCACTCTCCTTCCGTACCGTTCCAGTCCCCACGTAATACGGCCAGCTCATATGAGGACAAGCCATCATAGCCATAAGTGGCCGTAGAGGTCTTTACTTTCAGCACGACGACGCCTTCTCCGATATTCGTAGCCTCGTCCTCAAATTCGGTAATAGAGAAAAGATCCTCTTTCTTGGAGCGGCATACGCTTCGTGTATCAAAGACATGATCCATATTCTTGACCCATATCGCCTCGATAGAGTAAGTTCCTTCTTCCAACCCTGAAGGAATGTCTACATAAAGCGTACCTTTGTCCGCTCTCGCTTGAAGTAGATATTTCTCCCGGTTGCCTAATAGAAAAACCTTTACATTAGATCGGGAGAAATCCTCTTTCACCGGGCTTATCCCCTTGTAAATAGTCCACTCTACCCGAATTAACCTGTCCTTGAATATGTATACCATGATTCTATAGTCTTGTTATTGATTGGAGTTGGCCCCGGATGGATTGACACCCATAAGAACCAACGCTTGATTAAACATACTGTCCGCATGCTGATCCATGTAAGTAAGCAACGTGAGGCCGGATATATAATAGATCAGCGCCTTTTTCAGCTTGGGGCTTACCTCCAAGCTATCCGTTATATCCTCGTCCGTTATGATCCCGATCTCGAACGTGTCGGATTTATCCTTCGCCTTATATAGCTCCAATGTCTTACCCGGCCTCATGGTCAACGCCAGTTTAGGTCTTTCCCATGTCCCCGTTGCGTATGGATCCGACAGCGTGGCGTATTCCTTATCGTTCCAATAGATAGGATCTGAAATAAATAAAGGCCATGATGATAGCCTAGCGTAACAAATCCGAGAGTAGTTCTCCGGCAAGCTTACATGAGCGACAAGATCTTCCTCTATGGTTCCGTCCGTTATTATCTTGTTCGGTTCCAACAGGCTCCAGTCCGCATTACCGTTCACGAAGCGCAACGCCTCCGATATCTTGGACTTGATAATCGTGTCCATTTCCTCGTTATCCTGCGTTCCTAGGAACTCAGCGTCATTAAGCCCGATCTCGTCTATGCAGATCTTGACCTCACTCACTATGTCGCTCACGCCAATATCCATATCATTTCATGTTCGGGAACGAGACACTTAATTTATCCTTTAACTCCTCGAGCATATCATCGTTCTCCACTTTATAGCCCATCTTGGCGAAATAGTCAATAGCATCATTCACGTTCTTTACGGTCTTGACCTCTTTCACTTGTTTTTCCCGGCCTCTCGAGTTCCTCATGACCGAGACACCAGACACATCATCGTCTTTTAACGTAGAGACGAGCCGGATAGACGTACCAAATCGGCAATCATTCTCGATAGCGTCTTGTACGAAAGGGTTGCTAGTCCGTAGTAAGGCGTTCTTGCCATTGATGAAATTACCGCCCTTGAACTCCATGCTGACCCTTGTGCCGCAGTATATAGTACGGAGCATGCAATTATCCTTGCCTACCAACTCATATGTTTTCGTGATCATTCGATTGATTTTATTAGACCCACCGTGCGTTTGCTCCGGTGGGTCTTGTTTGACAATATTACAGTTTACACGTTAATCTCTCCCTTGTATGGTTTCCATGCGGTACCGTCATATACATACAATCCGACGGCGTGCGTATCGTCCGCTACGGTCAAGTAAACCACATCGTCCTTTTTCGGTGTAGATACGGAACTCAGGGAAGCCACGCTGGAAACGACTGTGTCAAGCATAGACAGCTTATATCCGCTCACTGTCACGTCCGGACCGATCAGCATCGAGTTATAACCCGTAAGCATCAAGCAGTCATCCTGAATATAATATTGGGATTTGGCCTCCCGTACCTCACCGCCTTCTCCCTTGGAGTGATCCACGGTAAGAGTTTTTCCTTTTTGGTAGTAATAACGCTTGGCCTCGGACATCGGGAAAGCGACGGCGCATTCCTCATATCCAAGATCGTCAAGAGCGTGCTCGACCTTGAAGTTCAACTTTCCGAAAGTGGTCTCGAAAGAGGAGATATCAATACCGATATTCTGTTTCTTGACGAATGAGATATCCTTATGTTTCGTGAAATCGATGTTCAGCAACTTCTCGATGAACTTGGTACCGCAATACACGTCCATCTCGTTCGTGTTCGAGTACTTTCCGAAAAGCATACGGGTGATACCGATAAGATCGGCGAACTCCAATGTCGAACCGATCTGGTAACCCAGCCGTAATTGTCTCAACACGCCTTTCTGGGCATACACGTATTCGGTACCTGTTTTCTTGGAGCCATACTTCACGAACTTCGTACCTACACCGATCAACATCGTGCGTGTACATTTCTTGCGGAAATTAGACAAAGTCCAATCCTTCAAGTCTTGTACGTTCCACTTAGCCTTCTTATTGATACGCTCGAAGAATTCCGTCCACGTAATCGGACATACCTTCTTCTGCAAGTAGGCGATCTCTTTCTTGGGATAAGCGGAATCCGGGGCGATCTCCACCTCACTCTCACTCATGGCCGGTGCCATGATGTGCAATCCGGTACCCGCTTTCAAATCCGGCACATACATGTTTTTTCCTTCATCCAACGGGCCATTAAGAGCGGAAACCATAATACCGTTAGCCTTATCCGCGGATATGACATAGAGGACTAACGGACTACCGTCAGAATTTCCGTTCTCATCATATCCGGTTACGCCGTCTACCAAGACAGTGTTGCACTCGGCAAATAACTTCTCGTCATTCTTATACAAGCTTAGTTTTACCTCAGCGTCCTTTTCCGTGTTGGTCACCGCCGCCTTGGTAACGCAATCCATTATAGCCTCGCCAATATTGTAATGCTCCGGTTCCTTCGTGTTGACATGGACTTGCTTGGCGAGCTTGAGGAAATCCGTGTGCATGGGATATTTGTACGCTTGAAATTTACTGACGTAATCCTCTACCTTGTTCTCGGCCAGATCAGCGTCAGTGACCGCAGATCCGGTAGCCCCCTGCCCCTGCTGATCAATACCCTTACCTGCTGCGTCCGGGGTCGCGTTCTCCAACGGCTTGCCATCATTGGGATCCGTATCACTTCCATTCTCCCCGATCTCCACGGCCATAGCCGCTCCACCGGTCAATACCGCCAAGACAAAGAACAAAGCCTTGACCCAAAACATCTTGTCTTTAAATAATTTATTCATCGCAAAAGTATTAATTGTTATTATTCTTATTATAAAAAAGGATTGTTCACGTCTTGCGTAACCGGCTTCTCCTGCCGTGCTCCTTGCCTTCCTCTCGGTCTTTCCTGCTTACCGCTAAGATCCTTTAACTTGTCGGTAACTTTCTTGTTGATCCCTTCCGCAACGCCTTCCTCCCGCGCGGCCTCCACGTCTTGGTTATAATTCATTCCCTTGGCCATCATCTCGAAAATAGACGGGTCCAATTTACCGACGATCAAGTCATCCATGACTTGATACATCTTGCCTATAACCTCCTCCGCTTGATCATCGGAAAGGCCCATCTCCGAGGCTTTCGCCCTAATCGCTTCCACGCTAGCCGGCATATTCTCCGACATTTGTTTCTCGATCTCGTCCTGTTTCGCCAGTTTCTCCAAGTAAGCGTTATGAGCGTCGGCCAGCTTTTGCGAATAATCGGGATCATCGACCAAGGCTTTTAAGTCAAGCCCCTTGTTCTGTACCATCCACACCACGGGATCGAAATCATCCTGATCCCTAGCGGCTACCATCAACTCGGCGAAAGCAGGACTCTTCGATAGGTTCTCCCGCATTTTCTTAGAGTTTCCCTCGTAACCCTCATACTCGTCCATGAACTGGTTGACCGAGCCGTAGTAAGCCTCCTCGTCATCCATGTTAAGATCCGGATTCCGTTTGGCGTATCTTTGTCTGAATCTCTCTTTGTTAGATATATCTGCCATACCTTAATCGATTTTGTTTTAGGCAAAGGAAAATAATAAGGTATATCCGTTTTGTTATTTTGATTATTTTATTTAACCCATGAACCCTAAGAATAATCAAACATGTGAATCTATTTTTTATCTTTGTGATGTTCACCAAAACAAGCGTTCTTTATGGTTAATGGCGTAGATTTCATCCCAGAGCGGGACATGGAGCTTTACGAAGCTTATAGACGTGCTTTGAAGATGAGGGAAGTGAAATCCCACCGAGAGGCGGTAATGAGGGCTATATCCTCACATGCCTCTAGGTTCTGGATCTCCACCCTTCAAGCGTATAGGGGAATCCTGCTGATCAGGAAAGGGAAGACCAAGGAAAAGGGTCGATCGATCAGGAACAAGATGATCGATGACATTTATGAGATTTACAAAGAGCTGGAGAAAAAGAGAGAATTCAAGGGAAGCTCCGTTTATTTCATCACCTCTTTCGCGGTCTATCAAACGGCCCCCTGTTTTTACATATCCTATTCACGGGCGTTGGCGATAATTCAACGCATCAACCGGGAAAGGAAAAATGGAAGGTAAGCTAAAAAGACTGATTCCTTCATTAATAATCGCCTTGACAAGCGTCATACTCCAACTCGCAGGTAAACATTTCTATTTCGATACCAATTCCATACCATACGACCATTTCCTTTACACGTTCACCCACGCAAACATCTTTCATTTATCATTAAATCTTATCGCCTTATTCCAGTTTAAGCCTCGTGTGAAAACATGCCTGATCGGTTACGTGTCTTGCGTCTTGGCCTCGTTCGTACCACTAGCCTCATTGCCGGTTCCTACATGCGGCATGTCCGGATTTATCATGGGATGTTACGCCCGCAGATATCACGCCTATAAACTAAGCCTTTGGAGAATAATATTGAGCAATATCGTCATGGCGTTTATCCCCTTATTCAACTGGAGGATACACTTGCTGTCATTCCTAATAGCCTATATCATCTATGGAGTCATACAGAAAATTAGCGTTCACGGAAGAGGTTGAGTCTATATTGGCCGAGAATAACAAGAGGCTGAAAAATATATTCGGCACGCATGACCAATTCACGGGGCGTGGAATGGAGGGGCATATCCATAGGGTTGTCATAGATGATTACCCCATAAGGGTGCAGTGGCTTACCGAGGAGGTTTTCAAGAACGATCTGTATCAAGATGTTCTGAAAGCTGGTTCCATAAAGGACTACACGATAAGGTTCAACGAGCTGTACCCGGATTCAGATGGGATAAATGAGGAGGACGTGGCCAACATGCTATTTTGGGCTCGTTGCTCGAGAGACCCGTCCTTCGCCTTTTTCTCGTTATTTAAGATCAAGTCGAAAGAGGCGGGAGAAATGATCCCCTTCGAGCTTAATTACGCCCAACGTTACGTGCTATCCGTTCTGGAGGAAATGAGGCATAAGGGAGTCCCGATCCGTATAATATTATTGAAAGCCCGGCAATGGGGAGGTTCCACCTTGGTACAGCTCTATATGGCGTGGATACAGCTATTCGTCATGGAAGGATGGTATTCCGTAATTATAGCCCAGACGAAAGATACCGCCAAACGTATCAAGGCCATGTATAAAAAGGTTCTCGATAATATCCCGGGATTTATATATGGTGTTGACAAGCTACAATTCGCCCCTTACGAGCATTCGGCGTCCGACTCCATAATCACCGACCAGTCCGGGAACAAGGTACGTGATAACGTGATAACCGTGGCATCTTATGAGAATTTCGAGTCAACACGTGGTATGGACTATGCCATGGCCCACTTCTCGGAGGTAGCCTACTGGAAAACAACGGACGGCAAATCGGCGGAGCAGGTTATAACAAACATAGACTCGAATATATTGGAGAGACCGTTGACCATGGAAATCTCCGAGTCTACAGCTAATGGCATGGCCGGTTATTTCTATGATGAGTACCAAATGGCCAAGGAGGGCACGTCATCCCGTAAGGCGATATTCATACCGTTCTTCTTTATCGAGAACGACATGATAAGATTCAAGGACAAGAAAGAGACCCGGCTTTTCATACTGGATCTATTAGAGGGAAGGGATGTCACGACCTCCCCTAATGACAATAGCGAGCCGGGACAGTATCTATGGTCTCTATGGGAAAAAGGAGCTACGCTGGAGCACATCAAATGGTATATCAAGAAAAGGGCCTCGTTTCATGATCACGCCTCGATGGCATCCGAGGCACCATCCGATGATGTCGAGTGTTTCAAGTATTCCGGTAATCTCGTGTTCAATATCTATACGATCGAGGTAATGCGGGAAAGATACGTATCACCCCCGGAGTTCATTGGCGACATATCCCAATCAGAGAAGACCAAGAGGATAATTCTCACCAAGAATCCGAACGGCCTGTTGAGAATCTGGAAGAGGCCCGATGATACAAGGACATCCAACGAGTATCTTGTCATCGTCGATGTCGGTGGACGTAGCAAGAACTCAGACCCCTCATGTATAACAGTGATAAACAGATGGAATTTACGATTCAGTGGAGGAAAGCCGGAGGTGGTAGCCAGATGGCATGGCCATATACGATACGATTGGCTCGCCTACAAAGCCGTCAAGATCGCCAGATACTACAAGAACGCCCTTCTCGCCTTCGAGAGCAATACGTTTGATAAGAAAAAATCAGAGGCATCCGAGTTCGTGGAGGAAGGCGATCATATTCGTGGCATACTGAAAAAGATAGAGGATATCTACCCTAATCTTTACATGCGAGCGGCGACGGATCCCGAGGACATAAGGAACGGCATATACAAGAAGATAGGCTTCCAGACCAACAAAAAGACCAAGCAGGACATGGTAGATAATTTCATAGTGGCGTTCGAGGACGATATGTTCATAGACCCGGATGAGCGCATGTATAAGGAGGCATCCAAATACGAGCAACGTCCGGACGGTAGTTACGGGAATATTCCCGGTCGTGGCAATCACGACGATATATTGATGACAGACATGATAGGAGCGCTCATATCAGAGGATATGCCTAAGCCTTCTATAATCAAAGAAGAATCAACGGGATATCTTGATTCATATCCCAAAAATGAGTCGAGTTTATAGCGTGCGCATGAACGTTTCCCCTGTAAAAATCAATATTAGATAAATAAAATACGACTTATTTTTTACTAATATAAAATAAATAGAGTATATTCGCGTAGTCACTGATTAGAATATAAGACGTGACACACATTGTGGCGTTAAAGATATCGTCTCCTATAAAGACCTAAATTCCCAAAATTTATAAACATAACAGGGAGCCGATAGCAACAATACGCCCACGTTATTTGTATATATAATCTATATATAAGACGTGGGCCGTTGCTTACTACCTGTTATGTTGGCGTGGGGACGCCGGGTCTTGGTAGTTGCGACGGCGCCACGTTTTTTTTATGCGTATATGGTATGTTATATATTTATAACCCCTTATGGCTCTCATCCGTGATGGACTGGAGTCATTACTTAAAGATATTACACTAGGTTGTATTCATAAAATAATTTTATCAATGTCATACCGCTCTTTCGTGAGAACCAGAGGTATATTTATGTCAAGGGGATAGCTTTGGAGGATGGGGGCACACTCCTTTCCTTATGGCATAAAATATAGTTTGAATAAATATTTCCCGCTTCCCTTGGGTGGTATTGGGAAGCATTTTAAGACGGATATACCCACCGTTGCTATTCCGGGAGGATCGGCAATGATGATTAAGTATGTCTTTGTTTAGATATGGATTTAGATATTACAAACGCTCTAGTTCGTGAGAATCGGATCGTTTAAGGTTGTCTGAAAACCATTCATATAGATTATAGTTAAATAATAAAAACTCCCTTGTCCGTGAGGATTTGGGGAGTTTTTTATTTTTTACTATTCCTCGGGATAAAACTAAAATAAAATATGCCGTAAAACATGCCTCCTGCGGGATAACGGATGTGAAGATTGGGTAATTTTGCAAAAAAATATAAATACATAAAACATGAGCGAGGAAACATACAGAATATTCAAGGTGATCTTTATGTTCATAATACTTTCATTAATATCATGCAATAAAGATATTAGGTATGTATACGAGAATGAGGTAACTGGAAACTATTGTATTGACGGATCTTGCAAAAGACTGAAAAATGACAGAGCCATTACGCATGATATAAATTCATTTACATATGATATTACAAAAGATCTATGTCCTTTATGTGTAAGAGACAAGGATAGAGATTATATAAAATCAATTATTAATTTGAATATAAAAAACAGAAAAGAGATAATATATAAAAACAGAAAAGCTCTTTACAAGAGCTTAATAAAAGATGGGCATATAAATACAAACAAATATGATTTTGATGGGTTTGTAGAAGAATTAAAAAAATATAGATCAAGACGTGATTTGTATGATAATATGAAAGAGGACGGGTATCAAGATCTAGGAGATTGGGATGAATTTAATAAGAAATTAGGATTTTAGTCACTAGATTTAAATATTAGGCGGGTGAAACCAACGCCACCCGCCACTTTACCTATTCACCATTAGCTATCTCATTCATCATAGCTTTCAAATCGTATAACTCCATTTCCAATCTTTCATCATCTACCTTCTTCAAATACTCACCCATTGATTGATACAATTTGTTAAGATTATTAAACTCTACATATCCACGATATTCATCGCTCATCATAAGATCATTCAATTTTTTCTGATACTCTGCTATATCAAAACTATCGTTCTGTGGATTAGACAATTCTTTACGATATCCTCTCAATCTTTGTCCGATCTTATCCATTTCCTCCAAATTCTCATAATAAGCGTTATCTATGGCTTTCTTTTTCGTCCGCTCATCACCACTCTTTATAAGACGGTTCCCGACAGGGATATTCCTCCAGTCAAAATCACGACTACCCCAAGCGGTTTCAGCGGATTTGACCATCTGGGAACGTGTAGCCTCAATACCTCCGAAATAGCCGTCCAATATATGTTCTATAATGGCTGGGTTTAGGTTAACGGTACCCGTAGTGTATTTATCTCCTCCGGTCAGTTCATTGGCATATTTAGTCATTGCCAATATAGCGGGATCCACGCTCTTAAAAGCCTTTGTCCATTCCGGCATACCCTTGTTGAAGTCGTTATCCTTATATAAAGGCAAACCTGTCCAATCCTTGTTATCTCCGGCCTCAATCAATGGCTTTACCGAGCTTGGGACGAAAGCGGAGAATCCTCCACCTCCCTCCATCATGTCCAAAGGAAGAACCTGTGACATTTGCTCCGCTATCTTCATGGCCATCTTTTTATCGGTATATTTCTCTTTTCCGGAAACTATTCCAGAAGACATTTCTCCTAGTCCATATATAGCCCTTAACTCTATGGGCATAGGAATTGTAATCCAATTTCCTCCACCGTTACGGAAACAGATATTATTACGTCTCACGTATTCCGGAAGATCGTAGTAATCATCATCTTCATCATCCCCAAAAGCGGCAGCGATCATAGGCATGATAGTGCCAAGTAAATAGAAAGAGGACGCTAACCCCAAGAATTTCTTGGGATTATCCTTGGCCAGCCTTCCGAAATTATACATACCTTGTACACCAGCGTTCCAAAACACATACATGGATCTTGACAATCCGGACGTGAAAGCGCTAGCGTTTCCTATCTTGGTCTGCCCCTCAGTATTCAAGAATTTTGAACCCGCCCCTTTCTTATTGAAGTTTACGGATATCTCCTTAGCGTCATAAATAGATTTATCCATGCTCCGCCCTATTTCCCTAGAAGTAAGGAATGCGGCGAACCTAGCGCAATTCTCGACGCTCTTATTGAACAAGTCCATCCATTCGCCTAGTATTTTCAAAGCCTTTCCGATAGATACCTTTTGCTTGGAGTATTGAAGCTCTTTTTGGATCGCCTTCTTCTTGGCTTCCACGTCTCTCAAATTGGTGTATCCGGTCTCTCCTCCTCTCATTACAAAATCATGGTATGCCTTATTCAAGGGATCGCTCATATCCAACGTACCGTTCTCATACCCCTTGACCAGACGATACATATTGATCGGGTTTACCATAGCGAAATTCTTATTGAACTTCCAAGCGTAAACAGGACTTTCCTTGACCCATACGGTAGTATTCGAATAAAGCGCGTCACGAAGGAAGTTACTTACCATGAAATTAGGGTTACGTGTCGTAAAGTTAGCCGCCAAGTTACGGTTCAGCCATCCAGCGTATCTCTCCACGGTACCGAACCATCCTTTCGTATTATCCGGGTTTGTAAGCCCGTTCAACGCTTGAGCGGCCCTTGGGTTCCCGTTTATGGTAAGCAAGTATTCTTTGCCGGCTCTCTTTACGATCACTTGATGCTCCTTCAAGTCCTTTGGCAATATCTTGTAAGGTATCCCTATAGCATCCCTTGAACGCCTAACATTAGATCCTTTTTCATTGGATAGCTCCTCCATGCGTTTGTTGAAAGATTCCACGATAGACTCCACCTGTTCCGGATTAGCGTTAGATGGTATATCCGGGAAAACGGCGATCCACTCACCGGAAGCCTCGTCAAGACGAACCCACATTTCGCTTACGCTCACGAGATCCGTCTTATGGTTTTGTACCATTGTCAAAAACTTTTGCTTCATTAAGTTCCTATTCCCTTGCATGATTCCACTCTCTGCCATATTAGCGATCGTCGCTATAGGATCGTCAGCCTTGCTCTTTCGCCCAACGACAGTCTTTATAGGGGCGTTGAACGTCTGGCTTTCGGATGTAAGATAAGCGTAAACCTCATCTGCCGTAGTTTCCTCCCATCCACGCAAAGGCACATAGAACTGATACATATCGCTGATCGACTCAAACGTATTTTGGCTCATAAGCCCGCTATCCCGTTGCTTTGCCAATATAGCGTCAGTGGCTCTTTTGACAGAGGCCGATAATTCCGATGTATCATATCTTGACTCGTAATCCAATACGTATCTCCTTGCGGAATCCGGATCATACCCCGTGTTATCCTCGTTAGGATACATGGACGTGAATCCGCTGAAATCATCAGAAAGATTAGCTCCGTATTCCTCGGCAAGCCTATCCATTTCTGATTGCTGCTCTTCCCAAGACCTACCGTTCTCACGTATCTCATTCCTTCTCCCGATATACTCGTCAAGCAGGGATTTATATGTTTCCGAGTTTTGTGACAACGCTCGTTTAACGGCCATTTCCCTGTTACGCTCAATACCATGCTTGGTTATAAGGTAATCCCTTATCTCATCAATGGTGGATCCCATCTTTTCCAAACGTGACATCGCTTTTAAGATAGGCTCGAAAGCCGCTTTCCTATAAGCGTTGAACTCAGCTTCATTAACAGAGGAAAGGGCATTCTCGGCCATATAAGCGTTCTCATAATCCAATATACGACTCCTCGTTGCCTTTGCCACGGCATCCTGCAATGTTTTAAGCCCTAGCATAGAATCCTGAAACGCCTCCTGAAATTGATAGGATGATGTAGATAGGGTACGCTCATATTGATCTTTGGCGGAACCTACCTGTTTCTCTACTACTTGGATATCATTATCAGCGAACAATACCGACTCATTCCGCGCGTTCTCCCTAAAACGGATTGTTTTCTCGGCGAAAGAGAAATCATCCGTCTTTTCCCTTACGCTTTCTCCAACGCCTCTACCCTTGTTTTCAGATCCTGCACGTCCGATGACAGTCCGCTCACCGTCGATTCCATCCCGGACACTTCCGTTCCTATCGCCCGTATCTCCTCCGTCAAGTTGGTCTCCATCGTTGTCAACTTGGCCGTCAGTCTTTTTTCCATTTCGGTCAGTTGCGTTTTCAGTTCCGTCAATAGCGTTTTCAACTCCCCTTGGTTTGTCGATATGGTCTCGTTCACTTTCGTTTCCGTTCTCATCAACGCCATCGATTGTCTCGAGTTCCCTTCCAGTACCTTTTGTTTCAGAAGGTTGTTTTCCTTTTTCAGGTTCAATATCTCTTGCGATTGATCCATTTTCGTTCAAATTTATATTGTTAAGACTTAATCTATTTCTCATCACGATATCCTCGGCCACATCCATCAAGTTTCCTTGCTCCAAGTTCTTATAGCTTCTCCAGAGGATATAACGAAGGTCATTATCCGATAACTTGAAATCAAGGCTAATACCGGCCTTTCTCAACATATCAAGAAAAGAGTCCTTGATCTTTTCCCATAACGAACGCTCGGCCTTGTTATCGAAACCACGTTCCGCTAATTCAGCGATGTATTCCTCTGTAGCCTCACGCAAGTTAAGAGGATTGCCTTTAGTCCGGTCAATGATATTTTTCCGGATATCCTCGTTGGCGTTCCGATACACGTTATCAAGGAAAGTATCGAAATCATCCCTGAATAGCTCACGTAACCCATGATGCCCTACCACCTCATGGAGGAAAGTCCTTTGAGCGTCACCTACGGACGTGGAATTAGGTGATACTATGACTATCTCCCCGGTAGAAGTATCATACCAGCCTTTGGAATCTCTCTTACGGGCCAACATATTCTCATCCGTATCGTTTATATCGTCCACGTCATGGATTACCCTGACAGGGGTATTAAGCTTGTTTGACCAATCGTTGATTGAGGATTCAATAGAACTTACATTATCCTGATTATTAGTTGTATCTACTCCCATGAATCGAAATCGAGTCTCTCCTTCCTCTTTTACCAACGTACCATCAACGTCAAGAGTTGATTCTAACTGAATATCCTCAGCTTTAGCTTTTTCAACTAATTGTCTCTGCAGATCATTAACCTCTGCCTGAGCCGCATTAAGTTCATCCTCTTTTCCCCACGGTTTCTTAACGGCTTCCTCTAATCCCGCTATCTTGTTTTCCTCTGCCTTTATTTTAGCGGCTATATCTGAGACGGATTTAGCGGGAATTCCCAACTGCCTGTCAATGCTAGCCATCAAACCCCTGCCGCCGCTAAAATCACGATTCTCAACCAGTTTTTCCTTACCTAAATATAAGCTATAGACCATCATACCTTCATTGAAATGCACGATTGCCTCGCCTTTTCCTCCATTGAGACTGATTTTCAGAGGAGGGGTGTTTCTGTCAAGCGTATATCTATCATAGTAATCATCAATAATGGGCGTAAGCTCATTCGATATACCATCGCTGAAAGTATTGCCTTTAACAGTCACGGACTCAACCCCATCAGGGAAGTTCTCTTTTACGATATTGGCGTTCCTTTCCATGATATCCTTCCGGCTGTTGTATTCTTGTATCCTAAGTTTGGAGTTAGATATAGAGTCACGCATGGAAGACTTACTGTTAAGATCGCTCCTCTTGGAGTTTTGCAGTTTCTTTAACTTGTTCTGTGCCACAAACAGCAGTTGGGCGGTCTTATCTCCGGATAACGTCGCCGCCATCTCACTAAAGGTCATTCCAGACGGATCACTATCGTCTTGCTCCTCCATGACACGAGACGATATATCGCCCTTCATCATCTGGTTGATGAAGTTTTGTTTTATACGAAGCCTGTCATAGGCGGTAGCGTCAAGGGTACCTTTAACCCCATATGTGACGATGTTCACCGGTTTATCCCATGTGGCGTATAAGTTTCCTTGTCGTAAGATACGACCGTTGCGTTGCTCAAAATCCATAGGCCTGATTGGAGCGTCAATATGATGCAGGGCGAATAGACGATCTTGCACGTTGACACCCACTCCCATTTTCTCCGTGCTTCCAATAAGAATGCGCACATCCCCATTACGGACCTTATCGAACAAGGCGTTTCTCCTTTCTCCCTCATAATTACCAACGATAGCTATCTGATTAGACGGAATACCTCCCTTGATAAGCTTTTCCTTTATATCGTTGTACAAATTAAACTGAGGGACAGATAAATCGACATCGAATAAATCCATTTTTGGAGTCTCAGAAGGGGATTGATAACTATCGCAGAATATAAGTTGCGTGCCTTTGTCCTTATCGCTCTCCTTATATAATCTCAACACGTTATCGACCACCTTGTTTGTCTTGCTATCAGGATTGTCGGGAAATGTAGGATTAAGCAAGCGAAGGTCAATCGCAGCCTGTTTAGCCTTGCTGAACACGACCAAGGGTAGCGCGCTCTTATCCTTCTTCTCTTTTCCTGTCAATTTGTTATAATCCTCTAATTCCTTGATAAGGGTTTGCATGACATCCTCCAAGTCCTCGTTCTTCTCGACAATGACATTGGTCATCTTATTGTCTTTCAACTTAGGGATATTCTTGTCTTCCTTGAACTCCTTGACATCCTCTGTCAAGACAACGTCCGTATGGCTCCTGAACGCCTTTATAAGCTCCGGGACATTCGTATAGCTCTTGAACCTCTCGGCTATCTTAAAGTTACCGGTAGCGGTAAACTCCAATGAGGGCTCAACCGTTCCAAAAGTGGTAGCGAACTCGTCAAAGCTATTGATATTATACGCGTCTAGGATATCGGGTGCCACGAAATTCATCATAGTCCAGACCTCTGCCATTGTATTAGTGATAGGGGTACCGGTTGCCAGAACCACGTTTCGACCACCATTATTCTCAGATATCCATTGGGCTTTTAGCAACATACTATTAGCCCTTTGTGACGCGCTCGTATCGATACCTTTAACGTTCGACATCTTGCTTGGAAACCCGATCTTCTTATAATTATGCGCCTCGTCAATGAACAAAGCGTCAACACCCATTTGCTCAAACGTCATGACGTTATCAGTCCGCCTGTCAAGAATACGCTCCGTCTTGGCCGTGATAGTCTCCGCTGTCTTTGCCTTGCCCTTTACGTTTTTCCCTTTCTTTATACCTTCCAGAGAATCACGCATACTCTTGGCCTCCCTTTTCAATCTCTCCTGTAAAGCCTTGTCTTCTATGCGATCGATAGCCTCCTCAAAATCATCTATACGCTTTTGGATATATGCCTTTTTCCTTTCCTCGCTATCCGGGATAAACGCCATGAATGATTGTGGGACAACGATAGCGTCAAAATCTCCGGTAGCTATAAGATTGAACAGCCTTGTCCTATTATCGGCGTTACGCTCCTCCTTTGTCGGAGATAGAATCTTAGCGGAAGGATACAGTTTATAAAAGTCACGGACGAAATCCTCTAGGGTAGCGTTTTGGACAACGATCATGGGTTTCTTCGCTATACCTAGCCGTCTCATTTCCATAGCGGACGTAATCATGGTAAAGGTCTTTCCCGTACCGACTTGGTGAGCGAGTAACGTGCTCTCGGATAGACAACGTTGTACCGCCTTGCTCTGGTGATCTCTAAGCGTTATATTCTTATTAGCGTTAGGATAATGCTCAAAAACCGGTTTGTCATACTTTTTTAGTACATAGTTGTTATATTTATCATTATACACGTCCTCAATACGACCATGGAACATCGTTTTAGAATCAATATACTCCACGAACTTATCGGACATGTCGGATATTTTCTCGGCAACGGCCTGTGTCTCCTGCTCGTTTACGACCCTTCTCGTTTTCTGCTTACCGTCCTCATAATATTTAATCTCGTCATAAACCTTGGGTTTACGTTGGTTAAGAGCGGCCTTGAACACGTCTATAGCGTCCATTCTCTCAGTCTTGAATTGACCGGCTTTAGCGTAATCGGTTATGAACGCCCTCTTATCTAGAATATACTCACCGATCTCCGGGATAAAATTAGCGTTAGCGTAAGATATACCCAGTACATTATCAGCGAAATTATTTATAAACTCAGACGGGATCCATGTAGTCCCCAGTCGATAACTTATCTCACCATAGGGTATACGTTCTGGCTGTACGGCTTCCAAGTCATCCACGTTTTTTTGAAACTCCGGATGATCTTCCAAGGCCGCCCTAGCCTCGACCAACTTATCTTTTACGTTTCCAGAGAGATATTCGCTCTTATCTATTATATTGCCGGTAACAGGATCCCTATAAGCAATTCCCTTCTCTAGTATCTCGTTTGTCACGTTCTCCTCATCCATACCCGTTATCTCCGAGATATAAGGTATATCAATATTACCTTTATATGACTTGCTTATATTGACGGCATCCAAGACATTATCCGCTTTTGTCGGCAGCTCGAATGGATAACTTACACGCTTATTCAAGATACCATCTGCTTTCGAGACTTCCCATACCATGGATTTTCCGGTCGTGGAAGGTACCCTTCTAACGGTCTCCAAAGAGAAGGGTAATCCATGCTCAACATCCTCGGCGAAAATATCGTCCAAAGCCTTGTTCCTGTTAAGTGTCCCATATTTGGACACGAAAGCATCATATACTTTGTTTAGCCTTTTCCTCGCGGGCTCGGGGTCCACACCCTTTGTTTGCTCATCATGGATAAGATCGTATAGATTTTTCTTTATATCATTGTAATCATTTACCGCATCCGCTATTTTCCGGGTCTTACCATTATGAACGAACGTAGGATTTGCCTTAATCGGTTTTAACGAGTCCCCATCTAGAACAAAGACATTGCCATTCTGGACGGTAATAGTACCATCTTTCAAAGTGGAGTCACCCACAACCTCCGGCCCTTTAGTCTCTACAACACCTGATAGGATATTCTTTGGTAAGTTATCAATAGCGTTAAATAGCTCCTTGCTTAAATCGGCCCCGGGTTTGGCTTTCAATGTCTGGGACGCTCCACTATATAGACCTCCGCTACCAGCGTCATAAGCGGTCATCATATCACCTAACATCATATTGGGATGATTGGAGAAATACTCGTTCACCATGATAGGCTTGCTCCTTTTATCCCCGTCCTCCATATAAGTTCCTTCACCTATTTGCGTTGTAGTAGTGAACCCTATCCCATTCGAGGGTTCCCCATACTTTCTTTTACGGAATATAACGATGTCAGCCGTGACACTCGTGCCGGCCCCTTTCTGGAAAGCGTCATTAGGCAATCGGATAGCTCCGACCAGATCATAGCCGTTTCCACTCACGTACTCACGGAACTTACTATCGGCCCCATCCATCGTAGCCGATGACGTGACGAATACGCCGAGACCACCTTCTTTCAATTCCAGAAGCCCCTTTAGGATAAAATAATTATGGAGATTATAAGAGGAACCAAGTTTCTTCCTGAATTGCTTATCTAAAACCTTATCATATGGAGCGTTTTTCCCGAATGGGACGTTGGTGATAACTAAGTCTTTCGAGTTTGGAGAAAACGCTTTCTCATATCCTTGTACCTTTATATTAGCGTCAGGATATAAGGCCTTTGCCATACGACCGGACAAACTATCTATCTCGAACCCGCTTATACTTGATTTTTCAGATATAGACCTAGGCATCATACCGATTATGTTACCTATACCCATGGCGGGTTCACTGATATTGCCGCCCTTGAATCCAAGTTTCTCCGTTATTCCCCATAAGCTTTCCACGACCTCGGACGGGGTATAATGAGAGGTTGTCGTGGAACGGACGGCACTGTCGAACTCTTCTTTACTTAATAAGGATTTTAGTTTCTCGTAATAACGTAGATACTTATCATTCCAATTTCGATCCTTAGTCCAATTGTTGTCACGTGCGTTGTATTTGCCTTCGTTCAAGGCTTCGGCCAAACCTCCCCATCCAACGTACCTTGACATCTTGGCTTGTTGTTCCGGGGTAGGTTTTCCTTGGCCGTCCTCTACGTCTTTCAGCGTTTCTATCGCCTCAATATTGGCTTTTAGCTTGGATATATCACCGGAAGGAAGCTCAATACCTTTCTCCGGGAAGCTGAAATTGTTTTGATTCCTTACAACAGGCCGCTTGTCGCTGTCGCTGATAGGTATTCCTCGGCCTCGCTCCGTGTCAAGCACATCACTTCCATGCACGCCTCCACGGTCTCCTCCGCGTTCAGATCCTCGATCCTCTTCCCGTGCTTTTCTTCCCACGCCTTGATCCGCTCTTGAATTTCCTTGCTCATTGTCTTTAACATTATTAGGAGTGAATAAATCGTTACCATACAAAGGTAATGGTTTGTCTTTGTTGTCCGTTTGCTTTTTCCGGCTATTTTTTATTTTTTTCTTCGCGGCACTCGCTTGTCCGGCAATCTCTGTCTCTCTAACCACGGTCTCGGCGGCATCCATTATATCCGGGACAGGCTTATCAAAATTAGCTACATCAAATGAACGGACATCCTCATAAGCGGTCATATCCTTATCCCATCCGTTATCTCCTACTTCGGGCAAATCCCTCGCTCCATTGTAGAATGCTTTAAGATACGGTCGTATAGCGTCACCTAGATCATCGATCATTGCCTTTGAGTAATCAGAGAACTTACGCAATCCTTTCTCTATATGATAAACTGCCATTTCAGTACCTATCGCCAGAATCTCAGGATCAATACCCATATTCATTTGACCGCCGAGTTTTGCCCGCATTCGTTTTTTAAGTTCCTCATAACGCTCTTCGGAAACAAGTTTGTTCCCGTTAGTTTTTTTCGCTACAGGTTCTTTTTTAAAATTCGTAAGTCCCGGATTTCCTACAACGATATGACCTCCACTGGACTCAACGATATCCCGTAATGATAAGTTAGGGTTTTCTTTGGTCATTTTATAGTCTGAAAACGGTTTGGTCTTCCGGATTGAAGAATCAATCCATTTCTTGAACTCATCCAACGCTACCCCGGTAATGTTGCCTAAACCTTGCCAACCGTCCTCATAGTTTGACAAGTAAGCGGACCTAGCGTCTTCCAAGGAAGAGAATCCCATCATAACCTTATGCTCATCGAATGAGCCATCAGTATTCACCTGATCCACGACATACACCATGTCACTATTCATATCCGGGCCTAGGAATACGTCTATATGATCACCATCCACACCCTCGGTGCCACGGATATAACCGTAAGTGTTATTCATGACCTGCGACCACTTCTTTCCGCTAGCGTCCTTACCGGAACGGACGGAACCGTCGGGCTGCTCTATGGTGACATCGAAACCGTTTATCTTTATATGGCCTTTCTTGTAATTGCCGGCCTCTTTCTGCGCCTCTGTTGGATTGGTATCAACCTTTAGCTCCTCTTCGTGCAATCTCTTAGCCTCAACTATGCGTTCGGCATAGTCCAATGGGGTCTCATTCTCCTTTGGAGAAGGAGCGACAAAAGGAGCTAGTCCCCTTGATGAGCCTTCTTGTGTAGCTCCATCCGTGCGATCAATGTCGGGGCCAGCCGATTCTCTTCCCTCAACCTCTCCAGTTCCCCCGGTCTGATCAAGTTGTTCTCTTGGCAGTACCTCGCCGCCTCCCTCGCGTAAGCCATCGCCTCCGCTTTCGTCATTTCCTTCAATGTTTTCATTTTCTATCGGTTTATTTTGCGCTAAGATAGCGTCTATTTCATTTTGTTCGTCAATTATGGCCTGTATTTCATCCACGATTTGCGAATCAAGCTCGCCTCGCTCCTCATCAGTCAATTGTTTCTCCGAGAAATCACGTACCATGCCTTCCTCATACGCCTCGTATTCTTCCGGGGACATTTGATAATTCTCCTCGCACCACTCAGCGTAAGCGTTGTACTCGGCCTGTCTCTCACGCTCAGCGATCGCCTCACGGTTCCTCTTGACATAATCGATCAAGTCTCCACGTGTACGAGCGGAAGACAAGACCTCTATGATAGCGTCCCTTCCGGCGTTCGTATCGTTCTCATCGAAGAAGTTCGTACCATTCTCCTTATCGGCAAGCTCCAATATCTCACCCGCCCTCTCTATATTAACACCGCCTTTCTCCGGAGAGGCGAACAATCCGAACATCCTCGCTGTCTCATTATTCCCGGCACCCGTCTCTTTCTTGTAAGTGTCACGTGTCAATTTGATCGCCCCATTAGCAAGCATCATGGCCGCAAGCTCCTCTCCGCTCATAGGATCACCCATCACGGAGATCTCCTTCGCTATGACATCACCCGGCTTCTTGCTGGCCTCCTTGATATCATCATCAAGATTAGCCCAGAAATCAGCCTCGACCTTGATCGCCTCATATTCTTGTCGGGCTTTTATCAATGCGGCCTCGGCCTTATCCTCTTTTCCGATAGGGGCGTCATCGTATGCCTCTTGCGCCTTTTCCAAGGCATCAGACGCTTTTTTAAGGCTTTCATCGAAAGACTTTCTCGTCACCTCGATCTTCCTTGGCATCTTATCGCCATATTTATCATAGAGGAAATCCAAGGCCATATCCGTACCTGACGATACGAAATCAGGCGTACCATCTTCTCGCATGACCATGGAAGGTGTCTCTACATTGCTAGGTTGTATTGTCTGATCAATGTCACTTTCCGTCTCGATCTCGTTCGTTGGCTGGTTGATCGCATCTTCCACAGGAGGTGCAGAGGTTATCTCGGCATCAGCACTTGCTACATTATCATTCTCTGGCGACACCACATTAACTTGTTGAGCGTCATATATGGCATCTTGAAGATCAAGAATCTCATTCTCTGTTATAGGCATTGCGGGGGAAGAGCCATTCTTGGCTGTCACCTGCCCGGTTTCTCTATCATAAGCCGCAGGTTGAGCGATCCAATCACCGTTCTCATCTTGTCCTTGAAGGATAAACGCATTATCCCCGTTCCATATGATCAACCCCGGCTTTGGTAATTGCGTCTTGGGATTATGATGCATGGTCATGTCAAGCTCGGACTGGCGGGTAGCCAATAATTGATCCTCATAGGTCCGTCTCATATGACCGGCATCTTGCTCTACTATATCGCTCAACCTTTTCACCGAGACCATCCGATCCTGTCCGTTATCGGAAATAACGGCCTTATCTCCCTCGATACTCCTAACGTACACAGGTCTTTCCTCATTTCCCTCGCTAAGCGTAGCTGTGGTAACGATAGACTGACCATCAGGATTCGTGGTAACATAAGGAGTAATATTATTGGCAACGTAAGTTTCAACCTCATTGTCTATTTCCTCGCCTATACGATCCTGCAAACCGGATATCCTGAGATAATCAGCGTAGAAATCCTCGGCTAACGGACGGGCATCCGCATTAACTCCATCAAGAAGACTCATCACTTGGGCCTCGCTAGCTCCATCATCCACATAGCTTTCTATCGTACTAGCCAACCCCGGAACCATTCCAGATAGGGAAAGCCTTGTCTCTTCCATCTTTTTGCTCGCCGTCCGTATATCGCCCGGATCAGTCATATTTCGACCTTCTTCCTCTGCCTCGGCAAACCTTGACTTAGTTAATAGAGGAGGAGTTTCAACGCCTTGATCTGTTACATTGGAATCGGTGATAGGCTGCTGAGCCTGTTTGCCTCCTATTTTATCCGCTACGTATTGCGCACCTTTAGCCAACGCTCCGGCTCCAGTAAAATAAGCGCCGCCTCCCATACCATAGACAAAACTCTGCAATACACCATCGGTCAAATCCCTTTCCGGATCCGCACCAGTTATCTTATCCGTTATATTCTCCGCTAGCGTGGAAGACACCTCTTCGATACCTTCATTTACAGGCTCGAAAAACATACCGAATTTTTTATAGAACTCTTGCATCTTACCCATTATGCCACGTTTGATAGCCTCTTGCGCCTTTTCCTTTCCTAGCGTCTTGAATAAGGTTGACATCCAAGCCTTGGATACGCCAGCGCCCAGCATCTCAGACAAGGATTCTGCCGTACCAGTAAGAATAGCGTTAGATACCTTTGCGAACTCTCCCATGTTTGGGTTATTCTGGTCAAGATCATCATATTTCTGGCTAGCCACTATTGACCCTATACCAGCGAGTCCGGCCGCTGGAGCTCCGGCCATTGTAGCGGCCATGGCCCCGATTGACATCGGAAGCGACTCTACGCCTTGCAAGGCTATATCGCCTATGGCACCCATATAATTCCCCTCTTTCCACAAATCGGTGAAATCCTTGCCATTGTATCTGTTTGACCTTGCCCGGGAAAACTCCGCATCAGCCTTAAATCTATCTGAGATATCCTTGAATGCCCCGCCACGTGGGATCAGTCCTCCCGTTGCGGATTCCAGTCCTTTGGACACCTTATCCAAGACCCCAAAGATACCGGCTCCAAGATCGGCTCCTCCTGCGTTAAGTTTCTGGATAGCGTCTCCTGCCCAAGTATTCATGAAAGAAGAATCCTTCTCATACTCCGTAGGAGGTGGAGGAGTCGCGGTCTCAATCTTTCCTTTTTTACGCAAGGACTCAAAATTATAATCAGGTGAGTTCGTCCACGGATTAACATACTCGGATTGATCTGATTTGGGAATATCAACCTCTTGTCTTAGGGATATAGGAGGAGGATTAACACTTGATTGGGAAACATAGTCTGTCTCTTTAATATTCTCGTTATTAATTGGAGCATAGCCTAATTTACTCTCGAATTGGGAGAAATCTCCTAAATCTTGCCATCCATCTTTTTTCAAGACATCATAAAGCATTTCACGCTTACCTGAGTCTTTCAATTTCCCCTCAAAAGAGGAAAAATCGCCCAAATCAGTATATCCATCGCTTTTTAAAGCGTCATATAATTTTCTGGTATTGTTCACTTCCATAATTTTACCAACCTACATTTTTAGAACTCGAATTATTATCCCAACCTATACTTTTCTTGTTAGTACTAGTAGAAGAACCTCCCGATCCAATTATCTGATCAAACTCATCGTATAATTCCGGGAAATTCTGAATATTACTCATGACAATAGCGGCTTGTTTGGTCTTTTGGTCTCCACCTTCACCAAACTGCCACGATATATCCGATATACTCTTATTCTCTTTTGGATGATCTTCCGCATACTCCAACATCCTCTTATACATATAAGCGATAACCCCATCTTTATCCTTACCGGACAAAGTGAAACGTTTACCGTTTCTGCCGATGATGTCAATAGACTTATCCGCCCCAGAGCCATTAGCTTTAGCGGTACGATATTGCTCAAGACTACGGAGATTGGATTGCCTTATACCCAACTCTCTCTCTTTATATGCGGCATCCTGTTTCATCTTCCGCTCCTCCCTGTCATTCTTTATTGCGAATTGAGCGGCACTTTGCGCGATCTTGGCTTTTGCCAAATCATTTTGGGCTTTTCTCGCCTGATCCTGTCTATAAAGCTGCAATGCCCTTTGATAATTATTCGTGTCGTTTTGCCTTGCGGCCAGATACCCGGCCCCGTATCTTTGCCTGATAGCCTCCAACCTGTCAGAATAGGATTGTAGTTTAGGATCAGCTACGGTAGGTAGTTTCTGCGAAGGTGCCTCTCCCGCGAATGCCAAATTGGAGAAGGAAGACAACACATTGCCTAGATGCCCGATTCCAGTAGCTACGGAAGCGGCCCGTTTTCTTCTCTCCTCCTCCTCTTGACTTATCGGCTTTTGAAAGAGCGTCTCATAAAGCCTTTGGTTCCATTGGTAATCGTTCATTTGAGGCTCGACAACGCTCGCTTGCGGAGCGGTCTCATCCGTATTATCCACGGTTGGAGCTATAGGGTTCTGGCTTCCGGCAACCTCCGGCTCAACCAATGGCGTAGTGGACAATTCCGGCCTCTGAACGACCGGGGTCCTTTTCCTATTATATCTTTCTTCTAATGTCATGGTTGTTACTTTTTGAATATAGACTCGAATAATCCCTTACCCTTGTCAAGATGGGCTTGCGCATCAGCCCCAACGAGGCCCATCCCTGCCTGTAATCCTTGATTAGCCGCTTGCGTGGCGTTTGCCGCCTGTTGATTATAGATAGACAGCCTTTGGTTACTGATATTATTCTTGGTGTTGAGATATTGGGATTCCACGGCATCCTTCCGTGCTGTAGCGTTAGTGGCTATACCACTGGCGGTATCGGATATCACCTCGCCCGCCGCTTTCTTGGCCTGCGCTACGGACTCATCCGTAGCCCCTACGACCGCGGCGGTACCAGAAGCCTTACGATACTGCTCATCCGCTAATTCCCTTGCCTTGGTCAAGGCGGCTTGCGCCTCCGCGCTTTGGGTATAATCCTCGTTATACCTACGGTTAAACCAATCCTCATTCTCCTTTGCCTGTTTATCCAACACGGCGTTCGCTTTTCTAGCCGCCTTCCTTGCCTTTATTCCCCCGGCAATGCCACTCGCCAAGGAACTGGCGGCTCCAACTATAGATCCGATCATAATCTTGTCTTTTCTCGCAAAAGAGATAAATAAAGTGACTCGTGTTTGTTACTTTGATCATTATCTCCCATCGGACACCAAAAAATCAACTATTCTATACTGTTTTCTATCATCTACGAATCATTCGTACATAGTTAGGTCCGGTCATATAGGCATTATTGGTATATTTGCGAGAACAAATTTTATTGTATAACCATGAACGAGGAACTAAAACAACTTTTGGAGTGGTTCGACAACTACGAGATCACATTTAACGAAATCAGACTAAGCCCGTGTCAATACATATTTGACCTCCATAAATTCATTGCTGTACAGACAAACTCCGTCCGAAGAAACTGGGAAAATCCCACATTTGAATATGATATCATAAGCCTCTATCAACTTAAAAAGGTCTTGGAGGAAAAAGAGAAAGAAAATAAGGAATGACAATCATTGTATCGTGGATATTCCCTAAATTTGTATAGTGTTTAACTAAATAACTAATATCATAGCAAGAACAACGGATTACAAGTTAAAAGGAGAGAAAATCAAAGATCAAATAGACGAGTTAGTAACCGCCCTTTTCGAGGAGAGGAAAAATTCCTTTGACGAGAACAATAAGAAAATAAAGATTGCAAATGTAGATCTTGAAGGGTTGAGCAATCTTGAGTTGCAGCAGTTACAAGTACGTGTATCTAAACTCTTACTAGAAAGGACAAAATAGTCCTATTTGTCGCATCCAAAAAGTATAACGCCCGTGTTTTTTCTGACACGGGCGTTTTTTATTGGTCTATTTGTCTTATAAGTATCAAAAGCCTTTTCCTTTTTGTCTCATAAATATCCGGTATTCGCCTTTATCTAAATTGTCTATCCTAAAATCAACCTTGGCTCCATCTGGAACAAACGACGGGACATGCCCCGCTAGCTTTTTTATTATTTCGTCAATGTTATTATATCCTATATCCGTAAATGAGAATATCTCCTTGCCTTGATATATGACACTGCCTTTAATCATCTGTCTAAAAGATATTTTCATCTGATCATCAGGGTAATATTTCACAGGATCCTCATATACCATTTCTTCCTTTTTTTGGTTAAATACAAAATCAATAACCTTATTGTTTATCTCAGAGACTATAGAGTAATCCGGTCTTACATATATCTCTGTAGTCTTATGAGCGCTTGAATGATTCATGCAGAAAGCCACGTCATACATTGAGGCTTTTATATCGTTTCTCGCTATGGTTCCCCATGAATGCCGGAAATTATACATACATATAGCATTGAGACCGCCATGTTTGCAAATACGTTTCAATCCAGAGTTCATATTTGCGTTGAAAGAATCGTCATCACGATAGGTCTTATGGAAATTAAACAAAAACTCATCATCATCCGGTGTAAAGTATTTTTCCATGACAGGACGGAGAATATCCGGAACAATAATCTCCATATACGCCTTATCCCTTCTGAATTTTTGGGTCTTAGCCCTATTATAACAGAATGTCCAGCCTTTCAAATTGGACTTCTTTGCCCTAAAAAGGTCTACGGTATTAATTCCTGCCAAGCAAAAGACCATCAAGGCTACATCCCTAGCCAACTCTGGAAGTGATAATATCATCTTTGTCGGAGGTATGGGTGTCGCGAAAAACTCACGAACGAAGTCCGCATCCAAGGCCCTGTGATCGGGGGTGTCCGCATTGGGGATTTTTACCTTTAGCCAAGGATTAGTCTTGATCCTGATTATGCCCCTATCGTAATCGTTGAACTCATTTATTGCAGCTTTAAAAATCTGGCGAACATTAACAGGATACATTTCTTTCGCCCTTGCCGTTGGCAATAAGGTTTTTATCCAGTCATTTATGAATTTCGTGGTAAACCGGGAAAACATCAACTTGCTAGTTCCCGCAAATCTCTCAAGATGACAATAGGCCAACTCATAATTCTTGGCGTTACGGGCCATGCCTCTAACTGTTTCCATTTCCCGTTTATACTTTCTCGCATAATCAGAAAAACAGATATCCTCATCCGCTTTTTCCAGATATTCCACTAGGGTTTTTACATCCCATTGCGATATATCCTCTTTGTTTGCTCTCTCCACATATCGCATGATTACATCTGAACAGAAGGATACGACAAAAGGATCTTTCACCTCCCCCGTGCGAGTCAACCCTTTTTTATCAACCATTTTATCCATTTTTATATAAGAGGATTTACGGTTATGGGTTACTCTGATGTAAACAGGATAGAAGCCATCAGAACGCTGCTTTCTAACACAAATCTTAAAAGTTGCCATATATCAACACTTTATACATTAAATTTATGGTGTAAACACGGTGTAAACGCCATGTGCAAATATAGCAAACAAAGTGTAAACATTACATATCATTCAGATCATTTTACGCTAATAATGACATAAAAATATAAGGCTGATAAACAAGACTCAACCCGTCTATCAGCCTTATATATTGATATTTAAGACTTGCAGTTTTTAACAGC